TCCGGCAGTCCGCTGACGCTGGCGAAGTGCATCGGTGGGAAACCGTTTGGCGCACTGCATGTGTACGGCAAAAGCACGCAGGACGGTACGCCCCTACCGACTGCGCCCGTGCCGATTGTCAGCGCGGGCGACGGCGGAACGGTGACGGTCACGGTGTCGGACGGCGCGAACAATTCGCAGACGCTGACGCTGCAAACGCCGAACGCGCTGTGCGGCATCCCGGTTGCATCCAGCGGCAATTACACGGATGAGAGCGGTCAGAAGTGGGTTTGCGATGAGGTGGATTTGGCGCGTGGGGTGCGCGTGCAGCGTATCCGGAAAATCAAGGTAACATCGTCGCTCAATTGGCAGACGGCAGGGCGCGAGGTTGACCGCTACTTCGCTTGGTTCAACGGCACATACACGTCGAACGTGCTCTGCACACACTTTTCCACCGCTCTTGGCTCTGAAACGGTCGGCGGGGCGATTGCCAATCATAATAACCTTGTCGGCTTTGCATTCGCCGAAAAAGGCACGACGACCCTCGATGACTTTAAGCAGTTTTTGGACGAGAATGACGTTTTTATTTGGGCTGCGCTTGCTACACCGGTGGAAACCGACATTTCTGCGGACGAAGTCGCAGCCTACAAGGCGCTGACTACCTATGCCCCGACGACCGTCATCAGCGTGAGCGGCGGCGCGGGGCTGGCGGCAACCTACAGACGCCGGAAAGCGGCAAAATGACAGCGTTCCGCCCGGTGCTTTTTTTGAACCCCAAATTCACCACCGAGGAGGCGTATCCCTATGTTATCCCCCGCGGAAATCCGCACATTCATCGACAGCGACAGCGCATCCACCCGCAAGCAGCTTGCGCGGCAGGGTCAGCGCTACTACGAGGGCGACCACGACATCCGCAATTACCGCCTGTTCTTCATCAACGCCGACGGCACGCCGCAGGAGGACAAGAACCGCTCGAACATCAAAATCAGCCACCCGTTCTTCACCGAACTGGTAGACCAAGAGGCGCAGTACATGCTGTCCAGGCAGGAAGCGTTCGTGCGGTCGGACATTCCGGAGCTTCAAAAGGCGCTGGAGGACTATTTCGACGAGGATTTCACCGCTGAACTCTACGAGGTCATCACGGGCGCGGTGGCGAAGGGCTTCGAGTACATGTACGCCTACAAGGATGCGGACGGCCGCACGCGCTTTCAGGCGGCGGACGGCCTCGGCGTGGTAGAAGTCCGGGCGAAGGACACCGACGACGGCTGCGAGTACGTCATCTACTGGTACATCGACCGCATCGGCAAGGACAACAAAGCCATCAAGCGCATTCAGGTGTGGGACAAAAAGCAGACGCACTTCTTCTGCCAGGTGAACGAGGGCGAGATTGTGCCGGATGAATCCGCACCGCTGAACCCGCGCCCGCACACCATTTGGCGCAAGCCCGGCGACGAAAGCACCTACTTTGACGGCTTCGGCTTCATCCCCTTCTTCCGCCTGGACAACGGGCAGAAGCAGTTCTCCGGCCTCAAAACCATCAAGGGGCTGATTGACGACTACGACCTCATGTCCTGCGGGCTATCCAACAACATTCAGGACGCGAACGAAGTCCTCTACGTCGTCAAGGGCTTTGAGGGCGACAACCTCGATGAGCTGATGACGAACATCCGGGCGAAAAAGCACATCGGCATCCCGGATTCCGGCGGCGACGTGGAGATCCGCACGATTGACATCCCCTATCAGGCGCGCCAGACGAAGCTGGAACTGGACGAGAAAAACATCTACCGCTTCGGCATGGGCTTCAACGCCGCGCAGGTCGGCGACGGCAACGTGACGAACGTGGTCATCAAGAGCCGCTATGCGCTGCTTGACCTCAAGTGCAACAAGCTGGAAATCCGCTTGAAGCAGTTCATGCGCAAGCTGCTGAAAATCGTTTTGGCGGAAATCAACGAATCCGGCGGCACGGACTACCAGATGCAGGACGTGTATTTCGATTTCCAGCGCGAGGTGATGGCGAACGCGCTGGACAACGCGCAGATTGCATTGACCGACGCGCAGAAGCAGCAGGCGCAAGTGAACACGCTGCTGGCGCTTGCGGACGTGCTGGATGACGAAACGCTGCTGGAAAACATCTGCGACGTGCTGGAACTGGACTACAAGACGATTCGCGGGCGGACGAAATCAGACGACGGCGCGGCGGACGTGGTGCTGGATGACATTCAGGCGGAAGAGGATGAAGCGGGGTGATGTGAATGCGCAAGAGCGAGAAGGAAGCCCTGCAAGCCATGCTCGATGATGAGCAGGAGACCATCAAGGCACTGGAAAAGGCATACCAGCGGGCGATTCGGCGCATCGACAACCACATCCGCATCCTCGAAAGCGACGAAATGACGCAATCGAAGATTTATCAGAAGCGCTATCAGGAGGCGATGAAAGCCCAAATCAACGCCGCGCTGGACGAACTGCACAAGAAAAGCAATCAGACCATCGAAGAATACCTGACGCGCAGCTATCAGCACGGCTACGTCGGCACAATGTACAGCCTGCACAAGCAGGGAATGCCGATTCTCGCCCCCATTGACCAGCGCGCCGTCACCCGCGCCGTCCGCACGGACAGCAAGCTCAGCGGGCGGCTATATGGTGAACTTGGCGTGGATATGCAGAAGCTGAAGAAGACCATCCGCCGGGAAATCTCCATCGGCATTTCCATCGGCAGCGACTACAACCTGATTGCCCGGCAAGTGCAGATTTCGTCCGGCATTCCGCTCAAACGCGCGAAGACCATCGTCCGCACCGAAGGACACCGCATTCAGCAGCAATCCGCCGATGACGCGCGCAACGCCGCCAAGGGTCAAGGCTGCCAAGTCGTCAAGCAGTGGGATGCAGTGCTGGACGGCAACACGCGCACGGATCACCGCATCCTTGACGGGCAGATTCGCGAAGTCGGCGAGCCGTTCGAGATAGACGGCAAGAAAGCGGAGTACCCCGGCGCATTCGGGCGCCCCGAAGAGGACTGCAACTGCCGGTGCGTCGCGCTGACGCGGGCGCGGTGGGGGCTGGATGAAGCCGAATTGCAGACGATGAAGGACAGGGCAAAGTTCTTTGGACTGGACAAGACGGAGAACTTCAAGGAGTTTGAAGAAAAGTACCTGAATGCGGCGGATGCCTTGAAAAAGCAAGGGGAAAGTGGTATAATAGGAGCGGCTCAACCGCGCCAGTATAAGCAATTTAATGCAGGAGAAGCCGCAAACGACTTCTTCTATTACGATGATGAAAGTCGTGGTTTGCTGGCAAGAAGGAATAGCCAACACGCAAAGTGGCAATTCAGTTTAACGCAGAATGAAAAGGACTGCATTTCCGACTATACAGGCGGCGGCTATTATGACCTCAACAATTATCTTCGGAAAATCGGCGACTGGCAGAAAAGAGACGCAGAAAAGGAAGAGTTCATAGCAAGAAATCTTGATTCTGCAATTAGCCGATACAAGTTGAGGGATAACATCCGTGTCCAGCGAGGCGTAATGGAAGATGCGTTAGATAATCTGCTGGCGCAATACAGTGATGATATTTCTATGCTCATCGGGAAAATATACCGCGATAGCGGCTATATGAGTACAACGGTATTGCAAGGGAACAGTGTCGCAACTGCCAAACCTGTCATTTTTGAAATAGAGATTCCTGCCGGAGCTGGTCGCGGCGCATATGTAAATCAACTTGCTGGGCAGTATCAAGATGCTGAATATGAGTTTCTTTTGGCGCGAAATAGCAAATTTGAAATAACAGGCATAGAGAAAAACGAAGAACCGATTCCACCGCAAACCATAATCAAAATGAGGCTGATTGCTGATGAGTAAGAAAGTCGAGGAATTTCCGTTTTACATCACTTATGCGGATGTTTCTGCATATTGTTCCTTGTTAGCAGACAAGTACGCGAAAAATGTTGCTTTGGTGGATGTGATTGATAGCAACAAATTCGTGGAGCAGTGCGACAATCCTCAGAAATACAAGAAAAATGCGGATGAGCTTCTGTTGGCGATTCGCCAGTGTCTTGTTGATAATGGTTTTGAAACGGAGGTAAGCACCTGTGACAAGGTGTTTGCTGACGGCAACAGAAACCGCAGCAAAGTAAACCCTTATGTTCCCTTGAATGAACGTTGGAAAAACGAAAAAATATAGAAAAGTAGCCGCAATGCACCCTGCCCCCCGCAAGGTGCTTTTTTGATACGCTGAAAGGGGCGTGTAGGCATGAAAATGACCAGAGAGAAGCGAATCCAGCAAATCAAGGACTGCGGGCAGACCATCACCGAAAAGGCAGAAAGCATCTACGGCGATTATGCCTGCCCGACGAACTTGCAGGTGGTCATTACCATGAAGGCGAATGAGCTGCCGAACATCACCGTGAATCGGGAGTTTTTCAGCGACATCATGGTGGAACATTGCGTGTGAATTGCGTGCAATTGCAATTTGCCGTCAACTTGCAAACGCTTGATTTCCCTGCATTTGCTGGCTTTTGGGTCGGCAAAATTGCAACTTAACTTGGGACAAACATCCTCTTGCGAAAAGCAGCCGCACACCTCGTGCAGGCTGTTTTTTCATACAATAATTCCGAAAAGGAGTGGTATCATGGACATCTCTACCATGGGCACAGTGCTGGCGATTGTCGTCATCACCTACCTGATTGGCCTGCTCTGCAAGACCATCAGCGCTATCAAGGACGAGCTGATTCCCGTCATTGTGGGCGCAGTCGGCGGTCTGCTGGGCATCGTGGGCATGTACGTCATCCCGGATTTTCCGGCGAAGGACGTGCTGAATGCGCTCGCGGTCGGCATCGTGTCGGGGCTCGCCTCGACGGGCGTGAATCAGGTGTATAAACAGCTCGGCAAAGCAGAAATTGACCCCGGTGGTGATTGACGATGGCATCAAAAACGGTCAGCGCGGCGGAGGTGGTCGCCCTCTTCCGCCGCGCGCTGGCGGAAAAATGGGGGTACATCTGGGGCGGCACGGGGCAGATTCACACACAGAAGGCGCAGGACAATGCCACCCGCGCGCAGACGATACGCTACGGGCAGCAGTGGGTCGGGCGGCGTGTTGCGGACTGCTCCGGGCTGTTTTGGTGGGCATACAAGCAATTGGGCGGCTACATGTACCACGGCAGCAACACCATGTGGCGCAAGTACGCCGCCGCCAAGGGGGCATTGCAGGGCGGCAAGCGCACCGACGGTCAGCCGCTCAAGCCCGGCACGGCGGTGTTCCTCACCAAGGGCAGCGATCGCCACCACGTCGGGCTGTACGTCGGCGATGGCAAGGTCATCGAGGCGAAAGGCACGGCTTACGGCGTGGTCGAGAGCAAAATCACCCGCTGGAACGAGTGGGCGGAGCTGACCGGCACGTCTTACGCCGTGGATGCGCCTGATTCGCCCGCTGACACGCCTGTCACGCCCGCCCCGACCGAGAGCCCGGCGGATGCCGGAGACGGCGCAAGCCCCCTTCTCGTCCTCAGGAACGGCAGCAGAGGAACGCAAGTCAAAGTTCTGCAATACCTGCTGATTGACGCGGGATTCGACTGCGGCAAGGTGGACGGCATCGTCGGCAAGAATACCACCGCCGCCGTCAAGGCATTCCAGACCGCGCACAGTTTGACCGCGGACGGCATCGTCGGCGCGAAGACGTGGGCGGCGCTGCTCCAATAACGGCGATCAGGCGCACCTGACGCAAGAGCGGGTGCGCCTTTGCGATTCTGGTATACAACATCATTCTCTCGCCGGAGGCGGCGTAAAACACCGACTGCCCGCGGGATGCGACCCCGTAAATAAGCGTAGGGCGGTGGAAGGAGAAACACATGACGCTTGCAGAGATTCTCAAACAGAACGGCGTTGCGGAGGACACCATTCGCGCCATCCAGAACGACATGAAAACCGCCAAGCTCTTCACCACCGGCGAGGAGAACGCGGATATTCGCCTCGGAAAGCTCAAAGGAGAACACGAAAGCGTTCGCCAGCAGCTCGAAGCGGCGCAGCAGAAGATTGCCGCCCTCGAAGCCGACAAGGCAGAACACAGCGGCAGCCAAGAGAAGATGGACGAGATGCACAGGCAGCTTGAAGCGGCGCAGGCGGCCCTGCAAAAGAGCCGCATGGATGCTGCTATCCACATTGCCCTCATGCGCGGTGGCGCAAGCGACATCGACTACATGACGTGGGTACTCCAGCAGAAAGGGGACGTCCTGACGCTGGACGACAAGGGAAACATCGACGGATGGGAGAACACCCTTGCCAGTTTGAAGAAAAAGTACCCGAACCAGTTTGAAGCCAGCGGCAAGAAGAACATCATCGAGAACCGTCTGCCGGATCAGGAGGGACACGCGCCGCTCAGCCGGAGCGAGATTCTCAAGAAGCCATACGCAGAGCGGCGGGAAATTTTCGAGGAGAACCCGGAAGCCTTCCGCGCGGCGATGGCGGCGGAGAAATGACACCATTTTGTTGACATTAACAAAACGGCACAGACCATTTTCGTGAGGTCACGAAAATGATAATGAGGAGGAAAAAATAAATGGCAGTTACCAAGCTGAACAACCTGATTAACCCCGAAGTAATGGGCGCGATGATTGGCGCGAAGATTGACGCGCAGCTGAAGCTGACCCCCTATGCGAAGGTGGACACGACGCTGGTGGGCGTTCCGGGCGACACCAAGACCGTGCCGAGCTGGAACTACATCGGCGATGCGGAGGACGTGGCAGAAGGCGCGGAGGTGGGTCTCAGCACCCTGACGGCTTCCTCGACTACTTTCACGATTAAGAAGGCGATGAAGGCGGTCGGCATCACGCAGGAAGCCGTCAACAGCGGTCTGGGCAACCCGATTGCGCAGGCGGAAACCCAGCTTGCCAAGGCGATTGCGGGCAAGGTGGACAACGACGTGCTGGACGCGGTGTATATGGGCAAGAATGTCTATGCGGCTTCCACCCTCGCGGCGATTGCCTACGGCGGGCTGGTGGACGCGATTGCCAAGTTTGAGGACGAAGAGGATGGCGTGGACAAGGTGCTGTTCATCCACCCGGCGCAGGAGGCGACGCTGCTGAAGGACAGCGACTTCCTGTCCGCGGACAAGTTCACGGCGGGCGTGGCGGTGAACGGCGCGATTGGCAAGATTGCGGGCGCGTGGGTCAAGAAGTCCAAGAAGGTTAAGCACATCGAGTATGAGAAGGCGTCTGGCGGCACTTTCACCATCACCGACGAAAGCACCGCCGAAGACGCAAGCAACAAGAAGCTGTCCACCGTGCAGCCTCTTTGCGCCGCCGTGCTGAAGATTGGCGACACGGTGAACGCGGTTACGACGGCGAATCAGTACTACCTCTGCCCGATTATCAAGCTCGAACCCGATTCCCCCGAAACCGAGTACACCGAGGACGAGCTGCCCGCCGTGACCATCTTCCTCAAAAAGGACATTCAGGTGGACGCGGAATGGCTGCCGAAGAAGCAGCAGACCGACGTGACGGCGGCGAAGTATTACGGCGTGGCACTGACCAACAGCGCGAAGGTCGTGCTGGCGAAGTTCAAGAAGTGATGAAAGGAGGGGGCAAGTGTCATGCTGATGACGGTGGAGGAGCTGCGGAAGCAAATCACCACAGATGCAGATGACGCGCTGCTGGCGGCGAAACTGCGCGGCTTTGAGCTGCTGATTCGCGCCTACACGAACAACAACTTCCAGCGCAGGAGCGAACGCTGGACGGGTGACGTCGTGGGACGCACCTTTATGGGGGAAGCGCTTGTCCCCTTCTCCGTCGGCGATACGGTGCAGGTGACATTCTCCCTGTACAATGACGGGCTGTATACCGTCGAAAGCGCGGATGAACTCGCCTTCACGGTCTCAGAGCGCGGCTTGAAGGACGAAATCGACGTGACGGCGACGCTCGTGCGCTATCCGGACGATGTGAAGATGGGCGTCGTGAACCTGCTGAAGTGGGAACTGGACAATCGAAACAAGGTCGGCGTGGCATCGGAGACGATTGCCCGCCACGCCGTCACCTACTTCGACCTGACGGGCGAGAACGCTGTCATGGGCTTCCCCAAGGCGCTCATGGGCTTCCTCACGCCTTACATGAAGGCGCGATTCGGGCAAGGGGTGGACAAGGTATGAAGGGCATCGGCGGCAACGTGACAGCCATCATCCAGACCAGCGCGACAACGACAAACGAAATCGGCGAACAGGTGCAGGCATGGACGGATACGGCGACCCTGCGCGGATGGCTTGACCTATCCGGCGGCGACAGTAAGTACAGCGTGTACAATGCCAAGGTGCAGGAAAGCACGCACGTCTTCGTGGCGGATTATCAGGCGCTTCCGGCAGGCATCACGGCGGTAAACAGCCGCCTTGTCTGCCGGGGAAAGCGCTATGATGTGCTGCTGATTGACAATCCGATGGAGATGGGCAGCGGCTCACAGCTGGAAATCTACCTGAAATACACAGGAGGCGACAGCAATGCCGGTTGAATTTCGGGATTACAGCATGAAAGTCAGCGCGCAGATGAAGGACGCGGCAAAACGCTTCCTCATCGAGGCGGCGCACGAGGTGACAAGCCAGGCCATCCGCACCACGCCCACGAAGAAGACGCAATTGCGCGACTCATGGAGCAATTCCGTCGATGAAAGCGCCATGACCGCGCAGATTGGCAGCCCGCTGGAGGAATCCTTCTGGAACGAGTTCGGCACGGGCAGCCACGCCATCCACGGCGACGGGCGCAAAGGCTGGTGGGTGTACATCGAGGGGCAGCCGCGGGGCGAGAAGAACTCGCGCGTGTACGACAGCCAGCAGGAGGCGGAGGAAGCCGTCCAGTACCTCAGGAGTCAGGGGCTTCCTGCCGTCGCCACCAATGGCGAGGACGCGCATCTGACACTCCAGAAGGCATTCGCGGCGAAGCAGAACACCATCATCCGCATGGCGGAAACGATTCTTGGGGAGGAAATGAAATGACGCAGGAGGCGCTTTCCATCCTCCGCGCGGCGATGGCGGATATGCGCCTGCCCTACGCGCTGGGGCAGTACCGCGCAGCCCCGCTGCCGGAAACGTATTTCGTCGGGCAGTGGGTGGACGCGGAGGGCTTCACCGAGGATGGGCGCACGGACAGCACGATGACCCTGCTGGGCTACAGCCGCGCGGGTCTTGATGCCCTGCTGGCGGCATCAAAGGCGATTCAGGCGCGATTCCCGGCGTATGGCTGGACGTGCATCACGGATCGCGGGTCAGGGCTTGCAATTTCTTTCGCGGGTGCGTCGTTCTTGCCGGACATTGACGGCGCGGCACGGCGCATCAGCATCAACCTGAACATCAAAGAATGGAGTGTGGACGAAACATGAAGGAAGGCAGAAGCGGCGCGACGAGCGCCACGCCCAAGAGCATCGTATTCGGTGCGGGCACGATTCACAAGGGGCTGAAGTACGAGGGCGCGGCGTGGAATTTCACCGATTCGCTTGTCGGCGCAACGTCCGGCGGCTCGAAGGTGTCGATTAAGCCGGAAATCACGAAGGTGGAAGTGGACGGCGTGTATGTGAACACGAAGGAGCTTTCCATCAAGACCGGCGGCACGGCGACGATGGAAGTTAGCTTCATTGAGCTGACGGAGGACGTCTTGACGGCGGCGACGCTGGGCAAGAGCGCGGCAGCGACGACCGACACGCGCTTCAACCTCATCGAGGACAAGGCGGACATCGCCGTGGGCGACTACTGGGAGAACATCGCCTTTGTCGGCAAAACACTGGATGGACGCAACATCATCGCGATTCTGGACAATGCGCTGTGCACGTCCGGCTTTGAGAACGACAACAAGAGCAAGCAAGGCACGGTCGGGACGTACACGTTCGAGTGCTATGCTGGTTTGGACGGCGACGGCGAGACGCTGCCGTGGCACATCTACTATCCGAACGACACCTATGCTGCGTAAGCGCAGACCGCCGAGGCGACGGCGTGAATCTGTATAAACACGCGAAAACTGTATGCAGTATGCAGACAAGTCAATCGCGAGAACGGGTCAAGGGACAATGCCCCTTGGGGGGAGAAGAGCCGCGCGCTTTTCTCCCCTTTTCTATCAAAAGGAGGAATCACGATGGAAAATGAAGCCTTAACCATGCGCCGCCTGCGCGCGGACGACCTCTTCACGATGATGCGCATCCTGTCCAAAATCGGCGTGAACGACCTGCGCAGCGTCATGCCGACCAAGACCGCCATCCAGCGGGTGCGCGAGGGCAGCGAGAGCGCGGAGAGCCTCGGCGTAACCGTCGCGCTGATGATTGCGGACAAGCTGCTGGCGCGCCTGCCGGACTGCAAGGCGGAAATCTACACCCTGCTGGCGGATTTGAGCGGCAAAACGCCCGCCGAAATTGCCGCGCTGGACATGGGCGTGTTCGCCGAGGCAGTATTCACCCTGATGGTGAGCGAGGATTTCCGCGATTTTTTTACGCGGCTGATGAAGCGCTTGGGGCAGACGAAGTAAAGCTGTTCGACATGCTTTACCGCCGCTATAGCGACCCGATGGCGCTGCTGACCGGAATGCTGCGGCGCGGGAGACTGGCGGACTTCATCCAGCAGTGCATCCGCATGTACAACGAAGAGGCGGAAGAGAAGCTGCTGTGGGAAGTGTGGCTGCACAAGTGCTTTGACAAGGGCTTCGGCGATTTTCTGAACGAATACCGTACCCTTGCGCCGGTGGATGCGCCGGACATCACGGCAGAGGACATCCGCCCCAGCCGGAATCTGCTCGACGGCTTCACGCCGCCGGGAGAAGGGAGGAAAACGACATGAGCAGCATCTTTGAACTGTTCGGCTCTATCGTGCTGGATACGAGTGGGGCAGAAAAAGCGCTTGCCAAGGTCAGCAAAGCCGGGCAGAAGGTTGGCGGTGTGCTGGGCAAGGGCTTCAAGCTGGCGGGACAAGCGGCGCTGCAAATGGGCAAAGTCATCGGCGCGGGCGTTGCGGCAGTCACAACCGCGATGGGCAAGCTTGTCAGCAGCGCCATGAGCGCCTACGCCAGCTATGAGCAGCTGGAAGGCGGCGTGAAGAAGCTCTTTGGCGACGATGCGCAAAACCTCGTGATGGAATACGCGCGCAACGCCTACCGCACGGCGGGTCTGTCCGCCAACGAGTACATGGACACGGTGACGAGCTTCTCTGCGAGCCTGATTGCGTCCTTGGGCAAGGACACCGTCGCTGCCGCCGCGTATGCCGACCTTGCCATCACCGACATGGCGGACAACGCGAATACCTTCGGTACCAACATGGAGGATATTCAGAACGCGTATAAGGGGTTCAGCAAGCAGAACTACACGATGCTGGACAACTTGAAGCTCGGCTACGGCGGCACGCAGAAGGAAATGGAGCGGCTTTTGGCGGATGCGTCAAAGCTCTCCGGCGTGAAGTACAACATCAGCAACTTCTCGGACATCATCGCAGCCATCCACGTCATCCAGGAAAGCCAGAATATTGCCGGGACGACGGCGAAGGAAGCCTCGACGACCATTTCCGGCTCTATCGGCTCGGTCAAGGCGGCGTGGGCGAACCTGCTCTCCGGCTTGGCGGATGGCAATCAGGACATTGATCAGCTTGTCGGCAACCTGACGGACAGCGTAATGACGGCGGTGAACAACATCGTCCCGCGCTTGCAGACGATGGCACCGCGCCTCGTGCAGGCGGTGCAGACGCTTGTCTCGACGCTTGGTCCGCAGCTTCCGGGCATCATCAACAGCATCCTGCCGGGCATGGTGGAGGCGGCGACGACGCTCATTACCGGGCTGGCGGACGTGCTGCCGGACTTGCTGGGCAGCATCATCGACGTGCTGCCGAACGTCGTCAAGCAAATCGGCGGCGCGCTCAAGAAACTGTTCCCGTCGCTGCTGAAGACGTTCAAGAGCCTCATCGGCAAGATTGACTTCAAGGGGCTGGGAACGGCGATCGGCAGCGGTTTGCGGTCGATTGTGACGAACCTACCGCAGATTCTCTCGGACATTGGGAACGCCATCAAGTGGGCGTGGGAGAATATCGCCTATCCGCTGATTCAGGGCATTTTCAAGGGCATCTTCGGAATTGATTTGCCGGACTGGGACAAGGTTGCGGAGAGCATCAGCGACTGGTGGGAGGATGTTAAGACCGCCGTCGGCGGTGCGCTGGAAATTGCGTTTAAGGCAATTGGCGACGCGCTCACCTCGGCGAAAGAAGCCGTGGAGAAGTGGTGGGGAGACGTCAAGGCACTGTTCGGCAACTTGCTGACCATCGTGTTCGGGCTGGGCACTGGCGATGACCAAGAGGCGGCGAAAGAAGCCGTCACCAAATGGTGGGGAGAGGTCAAGACAAAAATCGGGGGTGCGCTTTCGATTATGTGGCACTTGCTGAACCCGCTCAACATCGCAAAGCAAGTGAAGAACGCATGGGACAGGGCGACAAAGGGGCTGAGCTTGACAGTCGGATGGAAAACGATTCAGCAGACCGTTTCGTCCCTGAAAGACCCGGCAACGAATCCGCTTAGCCCGGATAGCCGCTACCAGCAAATTGTCAGCACACCTCAAGGGCGCGACGCATTACGGAGCGTCTTTGGCGAAACGTTGAATAATCTCATCTTCCCCCACGCCTCCGGCGCAGTCTTCTCCAAGCCAACCCTCTTTGACACGGCTTCCGGCTATCACCTCATCGGGGAAGCCGGCGCGGAAGCCGTCGCGCCCATCGGCGTGCTGCAAGGGTACGTCAAAAGCGCGGTGGGTGAGGTCGTGGGCGCAAGCATGGAGCGCAAGCTCGACCAGATGCTTGCCGCCCTGCAAAACGGCTTCAGCGGCATGAATCAGCAGCAGATTGTGCTGGATACGGGCGTGCTTGTCGGCGCAACGGCGGGCAAGATGGACAAGCGCCTGGGGCGGATGGCGCTGCGAAAGGGGCGGAACGCATGATTTACGGGGTAACGCTGGGCGATAAGCACACCTACCGCGATTGGGGCTTGCTGCCGAAAACGCGCCCGACCATCGCGCCGCCGAAGGTGCGCACAAACTATGTGGATGTGCCAGGGCTGGACGGCGCGCTTGACCTGTCCGAAGCGCTGACCGGGCGCGTGGGCTATCAGACGCGGGACTTCTCGGCGGAGTTCATCGTCATTGACGCACGGAACCGCTGGGATGCGCTCTATTCCGAGATGCTGAACGCGCTGCACGGGCAGCGGATGAACATCATCCTTGACCAAGACCCCGGTTATTTCTACACCGGGCGCGTGACCATGAACGCGATGGAGAGCGACCGCAAGACCGCCACCATCAGCATCAAGGCGGTCTGCGACCCGTACAAGCTGGAAATCACGGGTTCGCTGGATGACTGGCTGTGGGACACCTTCAACTTTGAGACAGGCATCATCCGCGACTACAAGGCGCTGCCGGTGGACGGCACGCTGACGCTGACGATTCCCGGCGCAAGGCGGCCGTGCATCCCGACCATCACGGCAAGCGCGGCGATGACCGCGACATTCGGCGGCAAGGAGTACGCGCTGACGGCGGGCGACAACCGCATCAGCGGCATTTGCATCACCGAGGGCGACAACGTGCTGACCTTCACCGGGCATGGCACGGTATCCATCGACTACCGAGGAGGGAGGCTGTAAATGTACACCATCTATGCGGACGACGCATTGCTGTATGCTCCGGGGGACGAGGAACTTTCCGTCCTGTCCCCCGTGCTGGAAACGCAGTGCAACGCCGCCGGAACGCTCACGTTCGTGCTGCTGCCGGAGCACCCGATGTACAGCGCACTGCACAAAATGCGGACGCGGATTGACGTCCGGCAGGATGACGAAATCATCTGGCGCGGGCGCGTGCTGGAAACGGAAACCGACTTCTACCGCCAGAAGACCGTCACCTGCGAGGGGGAATTAACCTACTTGGTGGATAGCGTCCTGCATCCGTACAAATTGGCGGATTACGACGGCACGGCGGCAGGGCTGTTCCGCCTGTACCTGACGCGGCACAACGAGGCGGTCAGCGAGGCGCAGCAGTTCCAAATCGGCAACGTGGACATTGAGACGCTGTCCAGCGTGGAAAACACGGGCTACGGCAACACCTGGGACGAAATCAGCGACAACCTGATTGACATCCACGGCGGCTTCCTGCGCGTCCGCTACGACGGCGAAACACGCTATCTGGATTGGACGAAGGAGAGCGGCACATCGTGCGGGCAAGTCATCCGCTTTGGGGAGAATCTGCTGGACTTGTCCGAGTACGTCTCCGCGTCGGAGGTCGTGACGTGCCTGATTCCATACGCCGGGCAGGGCGACAGCCAGATCACCATCAAGAGCGTCAATGACGGCAAGGACTACATCGAGGACGAAGCCGGGATTGCCCTCTACGGGCGCATCTGGGGCGTGACGGAGTTCGACACGAAGGACGCGGCGAAGCTGCTGGAAATGGCGAAGGAGAACCTGCAAAAGCGGCTGGAAGAGAAAATCACCATCACCATCAGTGCGGTAGACCTGCACCTGCTGGATGTGAATGCGGAATCGTTCCGCGTCGGCGACAAGGTGCGCGTCGTCTCCCCGCCCCACGGCATTGACGCGGAATACACCTGCACGGCAATTTCCCTCGACCTCGTGAACCCCGACCAGTCCGAGTACACGTTCGGCACGCCGGAAACGGGCATGGCAAGCACCACCGCCGCGACGAGCAAAGCAGTCGAAGTGGTGGACACGTCGGTGGAGTACCTGCGGCAGATTGTCAGCGACCAGAACACGCACCTGCTGCTGTTTGACGGCGTGATTGATGCCTACACGACGAAGGTGGACGACAACACAAAAGCCATCAACACCGTGCAGCTCACATTGAATAGCGTTACCGGGGAACTGACCTCGAAAGTCAGCAAAGACGACCTTGTCTCCACCATCAACCAGACGGCAGGCGCGGTCAAGATTAGCGCGAACTGCATTGATTTGGAGGGGTATGTGACGGCGACGGAGCTTTCCGCCATGAAAGCGGATGTTTCGTGGCTGAACGGCGTTTCGCTGAGCGTGGCGGAACTAACAGCACGGAGCGGCGCGCATCTGGGAACAGCGGATGCAGATTCGCTTGGCGTTTCTGGCGCGTTGAGTGCAAACACCATTTCGGCGAACGCAATCGGCACAACGCTGGCGTTGACCGTCGGCGGCGTATCAGCCGCACCGCGCACACTGAAAATCGGCGAATCTTCCTGCACGTTTTTCGCCCCCGAAGACGCAACTTTTGAGTTGAGCGACATGCCGGGCTACGATGATGCTCTGGCTGCCGCGAAGAGTGAAGGAGCATCATCGGTACACGTTCAGGCATTGGAGATTGCCGGGCAGAATTATCATTCGTCGAGCAAATACATCGAAGTGAACTTGGACACTACATTGAGCAACGGAAGCACAGAGGAAGGTCTACTGTCTGTCAACGCTTCCAGCGCATACAACGCAGGAGCAAGCGACGTGGCGATTTCGGAAATCACCTGCGTTGACATCAGCGCCGGGGCTGACACCGGCAGAGTTCGCGTAGTTGTAAAGCTCAGCAACGGAAAAACAAGACAGCAAGTCTTTACGCTTTCATAAGGAGGGAGAAGCCTATGGAAACCATCACCATCAGCAAAAAAACCGTGCAAGCCGTCATTGATGCGCTGTCCATGGTGGAAACGCGCGGCGCAGGCAACCTGAACGCGCTGCTGGCGTGCATTCAGGTGCTGCAAAAGGCGGTGAATCAGCCGCAGGAGGCGAAAGCATGAGCGAAAGCACGAAGGACTTCCAAACGCTGCTGGACACCATCGCAACGGGCGTGTATGGGAAGGACATCAGAGGGGCGATTCATGACGCGCTGGAAGCTATGAACCAGCGCATCGGCGAGGTCAAACCGCAGACGGGCGGAAAGCAAAAGACGATCTATTGCTGGGGGGACAGCCTGACCCAAGGTGTCGGCGGCAACGTCAACGGCTGGCATCTCATCAGCTATCCACAAGTGCTGGCTGAACGATGCAATGCCGTCAACCTCGGCATCTTGTCTGATAATGTGCCGACAATCATGGCGCGGATGGGTGCGGACGCAATCGTCCTTCCAGCGTGTACAATTCCGGGCAGTTCAAGTGAAAGCGTCGTTGTTGGGAACACAACAGACGGAATGACGCTCGAAAGCGGCAGAATCGGAAAATTGCTCAAATACGGTGACTGTGGAATCAATCCCTGCTATGTAAACGATGTGCCGTGTGTGCTTTTCCGTGATTATGCAAAGGACACGTCTGATGGGCTGAGTATCCGGCTCAGGCGGCTCGACAATGGTCTGCCGGTGGTCGTATCCGCAGGAACGAAGCTCATTACCTATGGTGCGAAACATTACAAAGGAAACGGACTGCACATCTTCTGGATGGGCGCAAACGGCGGCTACGGTTCAGATGCAGAAGGCAAAAATCTTGATTTCAGCGACTATGTTGCGCAATTGCAGAAATGCGTCGATTACGTTGCCCCGGCAGATTATCTGATTATCTATGCGAGGGAACGTAAAGGCTATGCTGCAGACGAAGCGGCGGAAGTACAGGAGCTGAAGGAAACGTTTAAGGGGCATCTGATCGACTTGCTCCCCCAGCTGAACGATAGAGGACTGCTATACGGTGAAACAAACGTCTGGGACGGGACACTGGTAAAAGGTGTTCCCAAGACGTTGGATAGCGGCGACGGCTGCCATTACAGCTTCTACGGTTACATGGCAATCGGCAAAATTGTCTGGGAGTATGTCGCGCCGCGTCTGCTGAACGTATCCGAGGAAAGCGGCGGGACGGATACTCCCCCGACTGTTGAAAGCGACAGCATTGGCGAACTGGCTTATAAGCTGAAAGCGCCAAAAGTCCTCACAAATGGAAGCAAAGCAATCAATACCGGCTTCAAGCCGTTTGCCGAAGGCGCGGACGCATGGACAATCGCAGTGAAATATGCCGACGGATTGACAGCCACTGACGCTTCGCAGTGGGGAACGCTGATGTTCTGTGAAGTGACAAGCAGCAAAACGCAGCTGAAAGTCGCTACGCTTAATAGCAGCAAGCAGTTTCCGGAGTGCAATGTTATGTGTAACGCTGGCGGTTTCGGCATCAACGTCGAACAGATGGGTCTGACCGTGTACAATAGCGGCTATCACACGTTTATCGTGACGAAAAACGGCGACGACTACACCTTCTACCTTGATAATAACAAGATTTACGGCAATAAGCTGACCTATCCGCAGGCAGAAACGGGCGACAAATTGCTGTATGTCGGCGGTTGGGAAAGCGGCTGGGGCATGGTAAGCGGGACGATTATGGACATCAGAATTTACAACAAGTGCATTGACGCTAATACCGTCAGTGAACTGAATGACATTTTCGCCGCATCATAAAAACATGGGGGGACACGCATGAACCTTGACACCATCATCGTCGCTGCGATTTCCCTGCTGGGCACACTGGCAGGCAGCTACTTCGCCAACAGCAAGACAATCGCCCTGCTGTCCTACCGCTTGGAGCAGCTGGAGCGCAAGGTGGAGAAGCACAACTCCGTCGTCGAGCGGACGTTCCAGTTGGAGAACAACGTGCAGACCGCGTTCAGCCGGATTGACGAGATCCGGGAAACGCTGCACGAGCATCAGGAGGCGTAAGGAAAGCCGGGATGGCGGCGGAGGGAGAAATCCTCTGCGGCTGTCCCGGCGAGTTTTTATTTCTTCACAGTCTAAATTGCAGCGTGCGCATCATGGAAAACAGGTTCACCGTCTGCACGCCGAACTCATTCGCAACATTCGGAATTTTCGCCATTCTCCATGGCTGACGCTCATTCGGGTTGCTATTGGGCATCTCGAAGGTAACGATCGTGCAGTTATGCGCTTTTGCCGCCGCTATCAGCCACGGGTCAGCAACTTCTGCTCTCGCCCATTCGGCCAGCGCGGTCGGTTTGTAATATGGGCACGCTCGAAGATAGCGCATGATTTCAGCGTAGTGCGATAGAATTTGCGGTTCACTGTGGTCAATGCACTGCTCACGGTGCAGCTTCTTGCCCCAGTCTTTCAACTCGTCGTTTACACAAAGGATTTCATCCAGCACCATATCCAGCATGACGATTTTTCCATCATTGATGTTTTGCTCTAATTGCTCCCAGAACGCGCGAGTGAAATCGAAAGCATAATATTGGCGGTATGGTGCGATAAATGAATTGGTATCAATCAAGAACTTTTGCTCCGACATTTATCACACGCCGCCTTTCTGAGCGCCCACCAGTTTTTCATAAGTAGCGCGATTTGTGCTGGTCAAGCGGAATGCGTCCGTGTACTGCGTTCGACCTGCTAACACGCTGTTGGTGAGCATCTCGAAAAATCTCTTGTCAATTTTGCTGCGTTTTGTGCGATAGTAGTCGCCGCCGCCTTCTCCTTCTTCTTTGTTGCGCCGTCTTGTTTCGTTGTACTGTTCAATAGCCGCTTTCGCTATTTTGCGGTAAACCTCACGGCTGATTTTTCCATTATCAAGCGCTCGCCTTGCAATGACAGTAGTACCGCACTTGAAGAAGCCAGACAACACCTGAACCGCTGGCTCTTCATCGTAATTCTGCATACATTCGTTCCATTTTGCAAGAAACAAATTCTGCGGAACAAGAATTTCCGCCGCGACCGCATTGCACAGCACTTCAACTGGGCGAACGGTTTCCGCACCGCTGCTTCTGTCATTAAAAAAGTCGCTTTCGCCCACGCAGACGTGCGCAAATTCATGGATTAAGGAAAAGAGCTTGCCGCTTTCAGAATCATTGGTATTGATAAAAATCAAAGGCGCATACGCATCAACCATTGCAAAGGCACGAAATTCTGCTATATCGAGCGGCTTGTGCGTATTGTTCCCCACAACACCGTTCATCATCACAAGCACACCCGCATTGCTGATTGCATTGCGCATGAAACGATAAGAAGCAGCGGCATTCGGATGCTTTTCAAACCAGTTTTCAGATAGTCCCAATATTTCACGCACTTTTGCAGCGCATACCGCAGCATCATCGTGGCTCTTGAACGCGCCGACACAAGCAGGGGGCGTAATTCCCTCTGCAATCATGTATTCCCGCGTCCAGTCCTGAACCATTTCCATCTCGTGGATGGTTGCAATCAGGCTGCGGCTTGGCTGACTGAAGGACACACTGTTGACCGTGCGATATTCCATAAGCGGAACATCCTCGTGCGGCGGCTGCTGCAAGAAGAAATATCCCAGAGGTATGCCGGTTGCTTTGCTGACCTCTTCAAGCTGGTTAAAAGTAGGCTTCTTCTCTCCGCTAACCCACTTTGTCAAATGAGCGGCTGCTTTGGGAGGAAGCGCCGCAAACTGTGTTTTCCGCACAACCCATTGAAGAACCGCATCGGAAATATCTATTCTCGTCTGCATCGCAATTCCTCCTTCCTATCTGCATTGTAGCATAGGCATTCGGGATATTCCATGAACTTTCTATGAACATTTTATGAATTTTTGCGAACAAGAAAGTGCGCTGCGGAGGCAGGGTTGCTGCTGCGGGGTGATTGGGGAGCCGTTCGGCGCGCTCGACGCCATCACCCGGCTGCACCTGCAAGCCCTGCTGACCGAAGTCGCAACGAAGAAGCGCCTGACGATTCTCTTCGTCACGCACGACGTGGATGAGGCGCTGCTGTTGTCGGACGCGATTCTGGTCATGGGCACTGCGCCGGGGAGAATCCTGCGGCAGTACACGCTGGATGCGCCGCGGCCTCGTACGATGCGGGTGCTTTCGCAGCCGGAGTTCATCCGCGTCAAGGGCGAAATTCTGACACTGCTGGACAAGGAGGTGACTGCCGATGCGTGAGGGTAAGAAGCATCCATTCGCCATCAACGTCTGGCGCTGGGGGCTGCTGATTCTGCTGCTCGTTCTCTGGGAAATCGGCGCGCGGCTCAGGTGGATTGACCCGTTTTTCTTTTCCAGCCCTTTGGAAATCGCCCGAACCGCCGTCGTTAAGTGGCAGGGCGGCACGCTCTGGCGTGACATTGCCTATACGGGCGCATCAACGCTCCTCGGCTTCGTGCTGGGAACGGTCATCGGGTCGATCGTCGGGCTGCTGTTCTGGTTCTCGCGCCCCGTGGCGCAGGTCGCTGAACCGTGGCTGATTGTGCTGAACGCACTGCCGAAACTCGCACTCGCGCCCGTGCTGGTCATCTGGTTCGGCATCGGCTTCCTGTCAAAGGTGATTCTGGCATTCCTGATGACCGTCGTCGTCGCCGCCATGTCCGCATACAGCGGCGTCCGCACGGCTGATCCGGCGCTGGAAACGCTGATGGTTTCCCTCGGCGCGCGGCGGATGCAGATTTTCACCCGCCTGATTGTCCCGTCCGCCATGCCGAGCATCATCACCGGCCTGCGGGTCAACATCGCGCTGGCGATGGCGGGGTCGATTGTCGGCGAGTTTATTGCATCAGACCGCGGGCTGGGGCGTATGATTGTTTATGCCGGCACAACGTTCGATCTCAAACTGGTGTGGGTCGGCGTATCGGTGCTGTCCATCTTATCCGTGCTGATGTACGCATCGGTCGTCCTGCTGGAAAAGGTGCTGATGCGGCACTGGCACGGCGCGGTAACCGAATAATCAGAAGGGGGAATTTCCATGAAAACCCGATTGCTCTGCTTCCTGATGGTATTAGCGCTGCTCCCCTGTCTTGCGCTGGCAGAGGACACGCCGCAGAAGCTCGTCGTCGCGGAGCCGGTGCACCTCATCGGCTATCTGCCCCTGTATGTCGCAATTCACGAGGGGTACTTCGCCGATGAAGGGCTGGACGTGACGGTCGTGCAGGCGACGGGCGGCGCGCATGTGACTGCGGTCGTCTCCGGCGACGCATTCGCGGTCATCGGCGGCGTAGACAGCAACAACTTTGCCAATCAGGGCAATGCTGATCCCATCGTCGCCATCGTCAACTGCGTCAACCGCGCCAACGTCTACCTGTTCGCGCGCGCGGGGCTCTCCCCCGCATCCGACAGCGACGAGGATATGGCAGATTTCCTCCGCGGCAAAATCATCATTGCAGGGCGTTACGGCGGTTCGCCGAACGTGCTGACACGCTACCTCGTCAAGCGCGTCGGACTTGACCCCGACACGGACGTTACCTTGCTGGAAAATGCCGACGCCGCGACCGTCACCGCCATGCTGCAATACGGACAGGGCGACATTGGCAACGGCGGCGAACCGCAGATTTCCGAAGGTGTGACGGCGGGCATCTTCGAGGAGCCATTCGTCGCCTTCCCCGATTTGGGGGACTACGCCTATTCGGTCATCGGCGTGAAGCGCTCGACGATGGAGCAGCAGCCGGAGACGTGCCTGCGGTTCGTGCGGGCGATGATGAAGGCGCTCAAGGCGGTGCAGGATGACCACGAACTGGCGGCGCGTGTGCTGGAACTGGAATTTCCGACGCTGACGGAAGCCGGGCGGCAGGCGGCGCTGAATCGTGCATACGCTGACAACCTTTGGAGCGCGGACGGCATCATTTCGCGTCAAGCGGTGGATACGCTGATGGAAGTGGTGATTTCCTCCGGCATTTTCGACGGGACGTACGACGTAGACGCTTTGATTGACATGCGCTTTGTGGAGCAGGTCATGCAGGAAAGTGCGCAGGAGTAAGGGAGGTTCGCCGTCAGACGAAGGTGCTGGCGGCGAGTTTTTTTGCAGACATCTTCCCGTTTTTCCGGGAATTTGCGAAAACCGAAAAAGTGCGCAAAAAAGCGCAAAAAAATCCGAAAATCCTCTTGACAATTTGCTGATTCTCTGCTATACTATCAAACGTTGACAGTGCTTCTTCTTAAAGCGCTGACAGCAAACAGATGGGGTTATAGCTCAGTTGGTTAGAGCGTCACGTTGACATCGTGAAGGTCGATGGTTCGAGCCCATTTAACCCCACTTTCCCCGGAAGCCTTGATTCGCAAGGGCTTCCGGGTTTTTCATTGTGATGAAAATAGAAGTGTTTTTCGAGGCAAAAATGCGTTTTTGCCGATTTCCCCTACTTTTTTCCCTACTGCCAAATCCGCAATGCCTTGATTTGACTGGGTTTGAAGGCTCTTTTTTCCCCTACTTTTTCCCCTACTTCAGTGAGCTAAAGCAGACGTAAAAGGTAAATTCCGGGAGATTGGGGGAAGCAGTACGCTTGATATACTGGAAGTTATATTTCGCTTCCAATATATGCTGTTTTACCGAACGGCTAATATGTACTTTTACATTTTTAGTATTAGTATATGAATAAATAATACAAATGTACGATTATTTTATACACTTATTTTTGTACAGAGAATAAGCGTTAAGTTTCCTGCTATTTGCACGATGTCAACGTCAGTTAAAGTCAGTTTCTTGTAATGTCACGTTGAAAATCCTCTTAAACTCTCTCATGCTTGTTCCGTATCTTGTTCATACGAATAGTTAATCCTCTCGATTATGCTGAAAAAATAGGGGGCTGTGCATAAAAACACAGTCCCCTATTATAACCCGACCACTTATATCCCGCGTATCGGTCAGCGGAAAACTTAGTCCTTTCACGAGACGATACTCGAAAAAGGTATCGTCTCGTGAGGTGATTCTTGTTGCTTGAAATCAATTTTCTCTTTTTTGGTAATGCAGTTTATCATATCGGATAATATTGTGGAATTTACGAATTATACCCTCTCATGTCCTCAATAAACTCATGATTCCGAAATCTCTTCGCATAGTCCTCCGAGATAATTCGATACGCAATGTCAATCTGTCCATTCGTCTTCCCGTATTTCTTTATCATGTTTTCGTAGTTTTCATGCAGCGCCATTACTCGCCGGAACTCTTCATTCGTGATGTTCTCGTCTCCCCCAGCGACACGGCTTGCAAAATTCAGGATCGTGTTTCGCTGATTCTCAATCAACAATGACAACGATATATCAAACGTCTCGTCGATTTTCTTTTTCAGTATGTTAAGGTTTTCATCATTTTCGCGCAGTTTCGTATTTACGTTTTCCATCCATTTATTGCGCAACTGGATATTATCAGCGTTGTAATGCGTCTTAACGTCTTCCAATAAGCCCGATACTTCTTCCAGCATTGCAGTCGTCTTCTGCATCGTTTCCCGGTCTTTCTTGTGTCTCGCAATTATTTTTCGGATCTTCATAAATTCCGGCACAATCTTTCCCTTGAATTCCAGCAGTTCTCCGATTGCTTGCATAATTAGAAAAATAATGATTAGCGCAATAATCAGAGCAGACGGTTCCCCCAATATTTCGTTGATATACTTCAAATAATTTAGCAAGGCACATCAACCAGCTTTCCTTTGGGTGTCTCTGCCTGTGCGTCAGGCACAACGTTGTGTGGCATCAACATGCACACAATAGCAATGCAACCGTCGATAATCTGCTGAACTTGCGTCGTCACTTCGATTCCGGCATCCGATAAGATAGAAGCAATGAGTTTCTGCGCGTATGCATTGCGTTCTTCTTTTGGCAATTCATTGAGTTTGTAAAGTTCCTCCGCTCGCTGCGTTGCTCTGCTTGCCGCATCTAAAATAGTCATTGCAAGGGCAAAATCACTGGATGGCAGCGCTCCGGCAATGGCTTTCGCCAGCGCTGTAAAAGCAGACAGCGCTGGCTTCCATTGTAAAACTGTTTTTAAAATCGTGTGATTGGTGAATTTATCAAGTAAAAAAATAAGAATAAATATGGCAACAATGGATAAAAAGATGATATTTTCAATACTCATAACAAACGCTCTCCTTTATGGTATAAAATGGACTTTGCAGATCATGTCTTCGCTGCTCGTCTTTGGATTTTTACAAGTCAAATTGATATAACTATTTTCCTTCATATATAGGCTATATGTTTGCGGACTCGACAATATAACTGTCATTGTGATAGGTTCAGAATTTGAACAAAGATTGATTTTTGTTGTAACAGATGCTTGAAGCGTAACGGACTCCCATATCCGAATGATTGGGATGCTGATTGGATCAAATGCAACGGATTGATTGCCTTTTTGCAGCGTAATTGCCGCCTGAAGATTTGTTTCTTTGTCAGCTTGCCCAGCTTGTGAAATCATGTAAATCATAAAATCAATTGCATAGGTAATATCCCCGTCCGGCAACGTGTCTTCCCCGTCTTCCGACAACACCTTTGTTTGCGTAAAATTGTGTGATTCGTCAAAACGTAACCCGACATTGCGTTTTGCATCCAGAAGTATTCTGTATTTCACTTCAGCGGTCGCATTGGGTTCCAGCCAGATAATGCTTCTGGTGTCATCTGCTGATTTCGCTGGCTGACTCTTGGAAACGATAACTCGTTGGCTAAGCGTATCGGTTGTCACAACCGCGTTTCCTTGTACGTTTGCGGATGTGAAACTTGCCGGGCCTGCGATAATCCCCTTCTCTTTTGTAACGGAAAACATTTCACCCAGTGTAATGTAGCTTCCTTCGCCATTTTCCGCGTTGATTTTTACTGTTCCGCCTGATTCCGCAGAAAACGACGTCCCTGCTTTCATGGAGATGCCATCTGTCCCAATCTCTACAGCGTTATCCGTGTCAGATGATGCATCCTTTGCACGAATGTCAATCTTGCCGCCAGACATCTGGATGCCGTTATGTCTCACAGATAACGAAGAGCCATTTTCTGCTCCGGCTGTCATCTCGATGGATGTTTCCGCTCCCATCTTGATTTTTCCACCCGTCATATTGATACCGTCTGTATCTAAGTTCACAGACGTATTCTTGACTTTCTGTACAGGTGTATCACCATTGATGACTTTCTCCACAGACAAATTGATATTCTTTTCTGTGGTTTCTATCTTGCCGGATAACGTTTCTTCTGCGCCTTTTGCTCGCTTAACTTCCTGCGTAATGCTATCAGCCGCAATGCGAAGAGCGCTTGATAAACGATTCGTATCGTTTGTAAACCGCTCCGCTGATGCAACGATTTCATTCTGTGTCTGAATGAGCGATGTTTCATGCGTAATTAACGTATCTCCTATTTGCTCTACGTTCTGTATCGTGTTGTTGAGCTGCTTTTCGTTCTTTACTACATCCACGCCAACATCTTCCATATCGTCTTTACTTGCTGCGGAAGAAAGCGTCTTGTCGTAATACGATTCGTTTCCTTTCATCCGACTTGCAACGTTAGCGATATTTGTCATCACGTCTCCAAAGCTGTGCTGCGAGATAGTAGATAGATTCGTGTTGATCGAAATTGTTGTTTTTTTCGGCTGGTCGTAACACTTCTTGATTTTGTCAAAATACGCCCATGTGTTGATAGCAATGTCAGGATCAATTAAATGCACGGCAGATGTCATTGTAATGTCAGGCCACATCACGCTTGTTGTCGCTTCGTTTACTCCAAAATCTGCATTGTTTTCATTCGCATCGTATAAATCCAGATATTTAATAGAATACGTGGCTTCCGGTTTTGCAATAACATTTAGATTTTTCAGCGCATCATCATAGAGTTTCTGTTCGTCACCGTCTACATAGCTGTCATCTTGCCACCAACCTTCCCTGTATAAATCGCCGATGGAAGCCGTCATGTTTTTCTCGATGGATTTCAATTCGTCTTGCAATTGTTTCAGTTTTGCATAATACGTCTGATATGTCAGTTCGCTAAGGCTGCTGAATAAATCCATAAGAGAAAGAATACCAACGTTGTCTCCGGATGTTTCTATAGGCAAAAGCCGCTTGTAATTCAGATCTTTAATGATAATCAGATTGTCCCGGTCAATAGCTGCTATCTGGTAATCCAGTGTGTCGAAATCAGTCTTTATCATATCGAATACAATACAGATAAACCCACAGTCGCTTGGTGTCGTAAATGTTGACATGAATGCTTCACAGGAAATCCAACGTTTCTTGTCATCATAATAATGCACCGTCGCCGATATATTGGAATTGCTTGCCTGATATTGCGTCTTCGGAACAACTGTATAATACCCCTGCGTTTTGCATTTTTCTGTTGTTTCTACCAGTTCGCCTTTTTCATTAAGACTTCCTTCTTCCACTTCCCGATTTGCCAGTAGATTATCCGAATGATAGGACACATTATCAAAACGATAAGCCTTTGAACTTAGCTGTGTTTCTACCTTATTCTTGACTTGCGTAATCCATCCATTATCATAGTTGTAATAGAGCGAATCTCCATATTCCAATTCTTCCTGCGTTGTTACTGCCCAGTAAGAATTGTACTCATTCTCAATGAAATAGTTACCAGCCGGAAGCGTCTGACCAGACGGTACTTTATAAGTATAGTTCATTGACAAGCCTTGATAATACTTGTCTCTTGTCTTACCATACATATAGACCGTCGGAAATAGCGCCGCAACGCGCTTTTCCGACGCAGTGTCAAGAAGTTTCCAGCCGCTCTTATCTGCCCGATACAGCACAGAATTGCGCCAATCATACCAATAGCGTCCAATGGATGGCAACGGTTCTTCTGCCTGAAACATTACATTGTGCCAAGCCGTGTCTCCTTCTTCCTGATAACAGAAGTGGAAATCCGATGCTGTTTTATCGTCGTGATAAACCCAACGCCAACCATATCCGTTAAGTTCCGGCAGCTCTGAGGTCAAATTCTTGCTGTTTATAAATAGAACTGGATGCTCCACTGTGACCAGCTTCGTTGCTTCTGTTAGTGCTTTGCAAGCTGATTCATCAGCGGATTCCAACGTACCAAGCCGCCCGTTGATGCTATTATAGGCAAATAAATAGAATTTATCTGTCTGAGGATTGATGACGATTGACCCGCGTGCCGCCCATAATGTAATGGCATCTGGGTTATCTTTATTGAAAACCTTCTTTAAATACGCCTTATCCCAAGTGATCGGATTGGTGTCATGCAAAATATACACAATACCCGCCGCACTATTTATCGGGTCGCCGTCTTTGTTGAGCGAATCCGTTGCTCTCCACTTGAATTGATTTTTCTTGATTTGGTCATAGTCCGTGCGGTATATTACACCATCTGAGTGGTTTTTCTTGTTCAGCACCAGCGTAATATAGGTGTCGTCCAACAGCTCTTCGTCTCGATCTATATCGAGGCGGCAAAAATCAACATAGCCGATGGTTTGAGATAGCTTTGTCCGTGCGTCACTCATTTTCGCAGATGCTTTGCTGATTTTCTCAAACATCTTCGGCGCATTTCGCTGATAGTCTGCAACAATTTGCAGCATGTCATCTGTCAACAGCCCGACTTCCCTGTAGTAATCGAAATTCATGATAAATTGAAACCAGTTCTTCACATCGTTCTTTTTTTCAACCGTGGATGGAAGTTCCGTTCCATCTGTGCCACTGTATACAGGGTACATTTTCCCCTGCGTTTCATTCCAGATATACAGCATTGTTGATGGATCCATCGTTGAGAAAATAAGAACATCTCCTATTTTAATCGGAGTAGACGACGCGAAGTGTTTTACAACACGAACATTTGTTTCATCTTCATAGGCGAACCAGTACGTTCCAACCGCGCAATCCGCCGTAACAGTATAAATATATTCCGTATGTGTACATTCGTCGATTCCACAATATCCGTTTGTTTTGTCTCCGTAAGAACCATACGCATATAGCTTTGTGACAATGTTCTCTGTGTTTAGCGTTCTGCTGACATTGCTCAGGTTCTTTCCATAATGCAGTTCTACCACTTCATCCGCTAACGATAAGTCTGGCAGCATTCCTGCTTTTGGCTGCGAGAACGGATTGATCGGCAAAAGATCAACAGTTCTCGTGCCGCCATGATAAACGGGTTTTGCTTCAAATAAGTCACATAAAGTCGTGATCAATTTGAAAGCGCCTGTTTTAGTGGATGCTTTCAGAGAGCGGTATTTCGTTTCGCCAGTCTTCTCTGCAAACGGATAAACATGCCCGACTGACCAGCCTGTCCCGTCCAAAATCGTCGTCAGCAGCTCTTCTGCTGTGCCGACGTTATTTCCTTCTTTGTCTGAAAACTCTAAACCGTAATTCTTGATTTTGAGTAATTGGGAAATATGCCCCGCCGTCACGTCTACTTTCTTCGACCATGATTCATGCGTGATTTTGGGTTCAGAGATAATAAACCAATCCGTCTCATTATTATCTATGAGACGAATCAAATAGTCTGCTTTTAGATATTCGAGTCGATAATTCTCTTCCGTCCCGTCTTCTGTTTGGCAGACGGACGGAAGAGAAAACGAAAGTTCTTTCCATCCATTGCGCTCTGTGGTTACAAATACGTCCTCTGCTTGCCCTGACACATTACTTTCGCTGTCATATAGAGGACACAGAACACGCTGTTGGTAATCACAGATAGCAAGAGATAATGTTCTTTTGTCCATTCCTTATCCCACCTTATGCAAACGTTGGTTTATATTGGAATTCCAAAGTTGTCAATTCTCCACCAGCCCCAACGTCCACGGTAATTTCATTCATGGTGACAATATTTGTATTTACTGTTGCTGTTGTCAATGCCGCTTCGCATAAAACAATTTCATTTGAAGCGGTTATGTTTGCAATCTTAATCCAACAACCATCTATATAAGCGTATTTTCCAATCAAGCTGTCTGTCACTTCTTCTGTCATAACTTTTGCCGTTTTGCTTCCTGCTTCTGTCTTGATTCCTACACTGCGCAGAATCGGAAAAGCCGGTTCTAATGATAGAAATCCATAGTCGTGATATTGAAATGCTCGTTCTGCTTCATTGCCGTTTGTTAGCACTACTTTTCCGTTTAAAGAATCGCACATGATGGTCTTACCAGCTTCGCTTGTCTTCGCCTTGTTGAACGCCATCATACGACACTTCTGCTCTGTGGTTTTGTTGGTAATCAGTACGCCTTCTCCTGCGTCTCCTGCAAGCTGAATGGCTACGTCCGCACGTTCACTGCCGGGATTGTAAAGCAGTATTTCGTGATGCCCTGTCATGTTTTCAAAAACAGTAATCGGTGTCTGTTCTTTTGTCAGAAGTCCAGAGTTCTCCAAGATATAGGTGTCGAACATATTATCTTCTGTAACCCATAAATAATCGTGCCGCGCAAATGGATAATAGGCTCGCATCGTAATTGTGATAAACCCGTTTTTCCTATTTGTTAATTGGGACACATCTACACTGATTACCGTTGCGGTATACCACAGCCACTGCATAGTATCAAATACAAGCCGACCTGTCCTGCCTCGACGAAAAAAGCCGTCGATTCGAGCGATTGTCCCTTTGGTAATTTCCTTGTTTTGGAATATACAGCGCAGCATAAATTCCTTCGGCTGTTTTGTCATACCATAATAATAGCCGCCATCATGTCCTTCAAAGACTTCTTGGCTAACCTGTGTCTGCGTTCCAGCATAAACATAGGTATCTTTCATATCCGGCACATATTCCAGTCCAAGTACAGAAATATCTGTGCCGCAAAAACGAAATCCTCCGTTCATGGTTCTCCTCCTTCCCCTAAGGTAGGGAGAGGCGCACCCAAAGCGCCTCTCCCCTATTGTTAGAAGTTGTATTTTGCAATGTTGATGCCTTGCTTGCTGATTTCCTTGGCGAACTTCTCGCCGACAATCTGAGCAATTTCATCATAGTCGCGGTCGTCGTTCAGCTCTGCTTCCTCAATGGTTACGTTGACATCTCCAATATTAGCGATGTTTCCACCAATTGTAGACGGGTCAATAGACGGCGATAGATTCGGAAGATGGATTCGTGTGTCCAGCATCGAGCTGCGCAGATTTTCCAGCGAAACACCAGACGCACGAAGCGAATCCATAACGTTTACCAGCCGCTCGAAAGATTCCGTTTGCTGTGCGTTTAACACTCGTTCCGGCTTCGACGGTGTACCGTCGAGCCATGCTAATCCTGTGTAGTTCGCAAGGCCGCCAGTAGCATATTTTCCTTTAATAATCTGCTCTAATTCACTCGAAGTAGGAGCGTATCTCCATTCCGTTCCATATTTCGCCGTTGACCGTATATCTTGGTCTATCGTTGCACCTGTCCAATCTGTATTGTTTGTTGAACTTTTACCGTATATCAGACCTGACACTGACGGGAGGTGTGTCCAGAAAGGCAAGCTGTTTGTCAATTTTAGTTTTGCTGCTTCTATAGCTGCTTTTACAAGCGCTGCATTCGTCTTTTTGTCTCCATCAGCCCCTGTTCCGGAACTTGTTCCCGTTCCGTACTCGCTGCCGCTCATATCACCTAAGCCGTTGTCGAAATGATCGTAATTTGTCGTGTCTTTCAGCGCAAGAATCCACTTGTCATACGCATCTTCCCACTGATAGCGAAGCTGTGCTTTCATATCGTCCGAAGCATTGAGATATTCGTCGCTGTTTTTCATGTATTCCAAATATGATTCTTTGGAACTCAAGATTTCAGCCACTTCATCCCAATAAGTATCTGTCAAGCCCATCATCTGCTTATATGTATCCGACCACGAATTAACCATCTGCTGCTGAGCATCTTTCAAACTTTCCGTGTATTCCTTAACGTTGTTCTTTAGCCAGTCAAACAATTCACTCTGATTCATTTTTAGAACATTGTTGACTTCCTCGCTGAAGTTATTCGCGTCTTTCAGTAGCTCTTCTAAATCTTCGTCGCCTTTGGTAATATAGTCGTCGTAGGCATCCATCTGATCTTGAATCTCATTCTTTGCGTTATCTGCTTCCTTATCAGCAATATCCCAACCAATCTCTTTCTCAAGATCAGCGATAGATTTGCGGAGCTGTGCTGCATCTTTTGTTCTGCTGCTGTCCATTTCGACGCTGGCGAGCTGTTTCTTCAGCTCGGCCAGCTCTTCATATTTCTCGGCTTCGTCCTCGGCATCTTTGCGAGCTTGCAAACGTTCATCGATTAAGCTCTTTTCTTCTTCTAATGCTTCTTTCTTCTTCTCAATGTCTTTCTTCTGGAGTTCCCATTCTTCCGACAGCCTATTCTTAATTGCATTCAGAATCGTCTCCTGCATCGTTACTGCGCCATCGGTCATGTCGCGTTCTTTCTGAATTCGGTTCTTGATTTCTTCCGTCACAGAATCTTCGAGATCAGTATGCAATTTCAGAATCGCTTGCTGGTTTTCTTCCAGCTTCTTTTTGTTTTCATCCAGCGTTTTGTTGATTTCTTCATACGTTTCCTCTGCACTCAGAATAGCGTCTCGCAACGTATACCAGTCATCTGAACCGACTTTGGTTTTTGCCATTTGCTCTTTTAGCTTCTGAATATTCTCTTGCACGACTGGAAGATAAGATTGCTCAATCTCCATTTCCTTTTCAATCATGCGACCGTAATTTGTCAGCTCGTCTGCATTCGTATATTCTGTCTGCTTATATTGAACCATCTTAACACGGTGCTCGTATAATGCTTGACCTTTCTTGATTTTATCAACAAGTTTATCAGCATCAGACTTGCCGCCACCGCCACCAGAAGAATGCGGCGTAGATGATTTCATTCCACCAAGTTTTACTTGAACACTATGGTCAGTAAGATCGATAAAGAATTCTGCTCCAAGAGAAGCAAGAGACTGGACAAGAGAAGCAAATGCCGCACTTGCTGAATCACCTGTTTCATTTAGTGCATCTACAAAGCCACTAATGTTAATTGCTCCTGTACTCAAATCGATAGATGGTACAATCACAGAATCATCGAGATTTAGCTCTGCAAGTGCTTCCGTCAGATTTGTGCCAAGTACAGTTTCCATATCATCAGTTTTGTCCTCTAGCGAAGCCTCGAATGTTTTTACGTACATATCCGCAGCTTCTGCCGATGCGTATTTCAATGAAGTTTGATCGACTCCCTCGAAATTGCTTGCCAACGTTGAAGTCACCAAGTCTGTTCGCTGCCCACTTTTATACTGGGAAATCGCCCATTTTGCATTCGCGAGTTTTTCCGTTTTGCTATACATGGTCTGCATAGCCGATGCAGCATCCGAACCGCCCTTCTTTATCTGTGCAAGCAAAGAAACTGTTTCGTCCAGTGCGTCATTGAATTTCAATTGATTTTTTATTGCCTTTTCGTCAATTGCTGCAAACGCCTTGTTTCGTGCATTAGACACGTCATCTGCTGAAAGTCCTTCTTGAGACAATTCGTAATCAGTCATTTGCAACAAATCGGTGTAATCCTTAAAAGAATCAATGTTATTGAGTTCTGAAACAAGCTCTGATGGTAAATTCTGAAGGAACTGTTTTCTGGTTCCCACATCGTCGAAGGACTCCATATCGTTCAGTACATCTCTTGCAGTTGTGGCATAATCTAAATCGCTATATGCAGATTTATTTGTTCCGTATGTTTGAATCTTACGTTCAACATAATCATTTAAGTACTTGCGAGTCTTCAGTCCTAAAGGCGAATATGTGCCAGCGGTCAGATAAGTGTTCATTACGTCTTCGCCGACTATAGCTTTAAACGCTTCTTGAGCTGCCTGCGTTGTTTCTTCTGTAGCATAACCGAGATTATTCCAATTCTTATATCTATACGGGTTATTCTTCAATCGTTGATGAACCCCATTTGCAAGAATACTCTCCTGCTTTTCTTTTTTAGATGTAACGTCTGAGAAAATTCTACTGTCATGTCCAGCAACTACCGACATAAGTACCAGTAAATCTTCCATTGTTAAATTTTGACGAACATTTCCATTTTTATCATAGAACCCAGAAACGATACGGCTTATATCAGCATTGTCTTCATCGGCAATCAAACCTTCAATTGTTGGAATCTCGGCAATTTTTTCTTGTGCTGCCTCAAACATTTCCTTCGCGCTACCCCTTGTTCCATAGGTACTTCTTAACGCATCATAGAATTCAGAATACGCATTGCCATACTTATGGGACGTGTACATTGCTGCCGCAGATGCAGAACTCGTGCTAAGGTCAAAGGGAAGAGAATCAGGATCTACATATCCTGTTAAGTTTACCGCTTTTGCAGAAAAGTCGGTTGGAGACATTAAACGGCCGTCACTGTAAGTAAACGGAGTTACAACTATCATTTTAACAAGGTCTGCTTTACTCTGCTCGTCTAGTCCTGATATGTCTGTTTCGTTTAAACTTGCCACCGCTTTTGAGGTTAAAGCAGAAGCAAGTTCAGAATTTTCCCCCAACATCGATTCATAAAATTTAGAAATATACGTTTGTAAATTGTCTCCAAATCTAACTGCAATATCAGGCAATTCACTTACAAACGGGTTTGCTAGCCATGTATCTCCCAGTTTGAAATATCGAGTTATTACTGCGGCAAGAACGGCAGGGTCGGACGCAACGGCGTTTCTATAATTGAAATCTTTAATTTTATCATTAGATATGAAGTCACCTTTATAAGCTCCAACAGATGAATGATCTCCTGCTAAAATTACATCATTCAGCATTCCATTCAATAATAAGCCAGACATAAAACTTGTAAATTTACTATCTTCAGGATGCCCAAACCTGATTCCTTCAAGATCAACACCGTTCGGCAAATGAAGCGGCTCTCCGCCATTAGAAATGTAAGAACTGTATATATCGTTGAAGTTTTCATCAGTATTTTCAAGAGCATTAAATAGATCCGGATAGTTTTGTTTTATTTCAAGAGCGAGTTTTCCCGCCCCGTCATAGTATGACAAATCGCTAAGCCAAGCAGATGCAAGAGAAACCGGCTGAGTATCCCTTCTTGCAGCTGCATACAAATCGTTCGCTTTTTCCATTGCAAAATCTCTTGTATCATTATCGTTCTTATCTTTTATTTGGTTTGCCGCATCATTTAGTTGATTTGCAACGTTTTTAGCCTCATCACTCAAGTCATCAATGCTTGAAATTGTTTTCATGCACGAGATGCCCATTTCACGAAGCTGAATAGCTGCGTTGTTGTAAACAGAGACATCTTCTTGAGTAGCTTTGCCACGTTCTGCTTTTTCGCTAATTTCAGAGGCTTGTTTTAATAAACTCTTTGCCTTTTCGTAGTCTTCATCAATTTTTGTTTTGTTTTTTTTTTGAGCTACAGAAGTCGTTGAGATATTGGATGTTGTGCTTGTAGAATTACTATTGCTGTTGGTTAAATAACCTATTGCCAATAAAGAACCGATTGTTCCAATTATGGGCAACAATGAAGTTCCTAAAATTGCTTTAAGCGCAAACGCTGCAATTCCAATAGTCGCCAACAGTGATGGAATGCCGCCTAAAGCGTTATTCAATTTACCAACGCCTTCAATAGCAGTTGCAAGAACATTAACAAACCCTTTAATCGCTTCGCTGTCTGTCACTGAAGCTGTCAAAGCGTTGAATGCGTTTGACAAGTTCGTCAGCGCCGCAGTTAAGCTGTCTGCTTGATCTACATATTTCTCATCTACAATATTTCCCGATTCGTCCGCAAGTTGCAAATACTTTTCCATCAGCGTCTGCCCGTTTTCATCCGTTTCGGCGAAGCCAGCCATCAATGCAGCCACGTTGCTGTACTGCTGTGTGCCGCCTAACTGATATGCGATCTGATTCTTCTTGTTGTCAGACAAGCTGTCCCAGACCTTGCCGATGTCTGTTAGAATCTGTGTGGTGCCCTTCATCTGTCCGTTCTCATACATGCTGATACCGGCAGAATTTAAAACAGCCGCGAGTGTGTTCGCGGTCATTGCATTGCCTTTTTCGTCGTAGACGACTTCATTCGGATTCTTTACTCGGTTGATTCGGCTGAACACGTTACGAAGCGTCGTACCAGCCACGTTGCCTGACAACTGTGTTCCGGCAGTAATAACGGTCAGCATCGCCGATAGTTCCTTACCAGAAACACCCGCTTCTTTTGCCGCGTAACCAGCTTTCTGAATACCCTTCTGAATCTGTCCTGCGTTCGTCGCCGCGCTATCACCAAGCGCGGTGACGACATCCGTCACTTCTTTTGCGTCTTTGAAAAGTCCGGAGTTCACACCGACCGTAATCAATTTTGTCGCATCTGTTGCGCTAACTCCTGCAACCTTGGAAAATTTCAGTACCTGTTCACGACGTTCATCTACTTCTTCGTCGCTTAAACCTTGACGATAAAGTTCTGTCGTTGCCTTTGCCACGTCCGAGAAACTGACCTTCAAGTCCTTCGCGACCTGCATCATGTCGTCCCCTAATTTGTTGACTTCCTCGTCGGACTTGCGCGTAACAACCTGAATCTCCGTAATTGCTGCGTCATACTGCTTTACAAATTGTGCCGCCTGTTGGATAAGCTGACGAGCGAACCGACGAGCGTACATTGTCATCATGTTTCCCATCGACGCTTTCAGCGCGTCCACCCCAGAGGCAATTTTCGTGTGACTGTTCCCGAAGCTATCCAACTGTTTCTGTGTGTTGCTTAATGCAGTCCCGTACTTTTGCACCATCGAGGCAGCCTGCTTGTACGTGTCGAGCTGCTTATACCCTTCGCCTTCCCCGTTCTTGTTCACCCAGTCTGTCTTGATGGCTTCCATGCGGTCTTTCCACGTCTGCTGACCTTCCGTGAACGCCGTCTTGTAATCCTTCAGCGCGTCGATGTTGCCCAGCCGACGTTCGTACATCTGCGCATACATGCCGCGCCGGGGGGAAGCGCTGTTCCGCTGGAATTTCTCGAATTGGCGAAGCTGGCGGTCGCTTTTTGCCATAGACTCATTTTGCAACCTGCGTTCATATTCCGGCAAATACTTGCTTTCCAACTCATCCAGTTTCGCCTTTTCCGCCTGATATTGCTTCGTATTGCCGCTCAGAATGCCGTCTTTTCCGTAATCAAGTTCCAGTTGCTTTCGTCTGTCCGCAATACTTTGCCGCGCCGCGTCCATTTGCAATTGCATTTGCAGCGCGTCCGTGATTTTCCCTTTGCTCAGCATCTGCTGTGTCTTTTGCATATCAAGGTCAAATGCGTTCGCCCGCTGCGTCAGCAAAGAATCCCGATATTTGTGAAAGCTCTCCCTTGCTTTTGCCATCGCGTCATTCGCGTCAGGGGGCATTTCAACCGACTGATCTTTCATCAGCTGATTGTAGGCTTGCGTTCTCTGCTCGAATTCCTTTTGGAGCGCCGCGTATTGCCCTTGATAATCGCTGGTCGCTGTCTTTTTCTTCGGCGCATTCATGGTTTTCTCGATGCTTTCCGAAAAGCGATTCAGTTCTGCTGGCGCGACGATTTGCAATGTTTTCCGATAATCTTCAAAAGCCTGATTTTTCAGGGTTTCCAATTGATCAACGGCAAGGCTGTCCAGCCCCATGTTCGTCAGATTCTCGATTTGAGTGTCAAATCCTTTGAGTTCATTCGCCGTGTTTTCCCATGGGTTGAAACGCTCGTCGTTCGCTTTTAGCCGCCGGACAAATAAGTCACTTGAATATTTCTTAATTCTGTCTTCCAACGTGTTCGCTTTGTTCTGCACGTTCAACGCGTTCGCAATACCTTTGCCCGTGTTCCGGTTCATTGTGTTCGCGTATTCCGCTTGCGCACGTCGTGCCGCCAACTCGTCTGGCGACATTGCGTCAATAGTCGCCTTTTCTGTTGCGTTTAGCGCATCATAGTCCGCACTGTATATTTCTCGCGCCATATAAGCTCTGTTAGACTGATTTGTGATCTCATCAACCGTATGATCCGGTTTCCCCGCGCCATAATTGACCGTATAGCCTTTTGCCAGCGGATTCGCAGTGTTTACCGCTTCTCCGGCATATCTTGCCCGCGAGATAACGCCCAGCACTTCTTCTGGCGTTTTGTACTGCGTCCATCGGTTGCCTCCGCTTCTGGCGAGTTCCAGCAAGGATTCGTCCAGCCCCGTAGCTGCCATAAGCGAGTTAATGTTTGTATAGACGCTGTTTGCCCATTCTACTGCTTCTTTGACTTTGCTCTCATCCAGTGGAAGTTCTTCCGTTTTTCCGTTTTCCAGATAGCCGAAGAATTTCAATCCGCCAATCTGCTGTCTGTCTTTTTCCGGCTTTCGTCTTTCTGCCGCTTCCCATAACGCTTGATAGTAATATAATTGGCGCTCATCGTGCCCACCGGCACGTGCTTTCCAGTCCCAGATTTCATACTGCTTCGTGTCTTTATTATAAACCACCGAGTCCAGCGCCCCGAACACCTTCGCGCCGTTCGGAAGAATGCCGTTATTCTTATCTAATATGTATTCTGAGCCGACAATATCATATTTATTACGATCGTAGATGTTTTGCAGATGAGAAAGCGTATTACGAGCGTCGGAAAGTTTATTCTTGTTCTTTTTGTTCGTTTCCAGCACCTGCACAAGGTTGCCGTTTTCATCTCTCTGGAAGAATTGCTTATTATCGTTCTTTGAAGGCTTCAACAATTCTTCCTCGAAAAACTTTAGCGTTTCCTCTGCCGTCAGGTCATCTGTTTGTTCCCCGTTCTGCACTGCGATTCGACGCATTTCCCAGTTTTGCACCGCTTTATGAAAAGCTGTGCCCAGAAATTGCTCAAACGTTGTAGGCTTCAATATCTCCGTTTCGCCGCGCATTCTCCTGCCCCAACGGTTGTACCATTCATCTTGATCTGTTTTTTTATCGCTGGAGAACTTGCTCATCTGAGTGTATGAGTATCGTAAATCCTTCTTCGTTTTCTCCGCGACTCTGGATATTTCCTTTTGTGCTTCCGAAAAATCACCAAAATCATCCGTCGCACCGATGCTCTGTTTGAGCATCGCGTTCGTCACGCCGTTTGTCGCGATTTCCGCTGCGGCTGAATATCGCTGAAGATCAGTGAGGGTGTCCGCATCCCGTTGATTTTGAAGCGCAAGCTGAAATTCGCTTTCCTGCCCCATAATCGGATTATTCTTGAACAGCCCGCCAGCGGCATACCCTTTCCCCGCATCAACCGCTTCTTTGGTTAATCCATAAAGCCGAGCGAAACGAAGTTGCTCGATTTGATGTTGATACACCTTCTCCATTTCGTCGAGTTTCGCTTTTGCCGCTACGTCATCCGAATTGGTATTCCGGCGTTCTTTGTCCAGCAGTGTCTTGAATATTTGTAATCGCACTCGAAGATCACTATACTGTTCATCCGACGCGATCGCACCGCGCGTTAATGCTGCCGTCTTAATTTTGTTGGAAGCGTTGATGTACCGCGCCATTGCCTTTCGCGCCGTATCTTTTTCGTGAGGAACGTTTTCGTCTATATCCTCGGAAGAAAACCCTTCCTGAATCATCTGCTGCTGCAACATTTTCTCAATGTTTTCGTTTGACAGCGGCATTTCAGCCATCGAAGCCATCATCAGCGCAGACGTACTGCTGAAAATAGATGGAAAATTGGCCGTGGACAATTTCGGCATCTTGGAGAAGTCATTCGCCGTAATCGCGCTGTTTAAGTTCTTGTAAATGCTCGTAAACGGTCTGCCCATCTTCATCGCGTTCCACATTGCGTCTGTAAATGGTGCTGCAACACCTGTCTTCAAGAAGGTGGAGTCAATATCATAGGCGCGCGAAGCATCAACAGATGCTGCTCGTCCAATTTGCGCTACCCAGTTAGGATCATCCCAATTTCCCTGCTCAAGAGCATCTTGCACGTTTGAGACTGAACCTAAAAGAATTGTCATCCCAGCTTGTCTCGCAACCGCGCTGGCGATAAAATTCTCATCAATCGTTCCATTCCCTGGCATTTCCATCTTTTTAAATTCCGACTCTATCGCTTGTTTTTTTGCTTTATATGGGGCTAACTGTTTGCTGCGAATTTCATATGTTCGTTTTGCGACTTCCGCGATTTTCCCTACAATAATCTGAACTGTATCGCCGTCGAAGTCACCGCCGCCCATTTTTGCCAGTGCTGACGGGTTGTAATAAACGCCATACGGATTCAGCCCGTATGCACCGCTGCGAATCGCCTGTGAGAGTTTCTCCTGAACTTCATACGCGCTCGTTTGACCGACCGTTGACGGGTAACGGTCGGTTGCAACCGTCTTCCCTAAGAATTTCTGATAATCGCTTGTCGCGAATTGATTTTCGCCTAATGCAAACATATTCAGCAAATCGTTGTTTTGCACTCGATACCCGTTTTTCATGCCTGCGGAAGCAAGCACGCTGCCGTAGTTCGCCAGCGCAATTTCCATGCTGAGTTCGCCCGGCGCAAACAGTTTTCCTTCTCGCAGCGCCTGTTCTTCCGACATGATACGTTGCTGCAATTTCGTCTGCGCTGCCGGACTGTTTTGCAGCATTGTCGGATTCACTCGGAAAGCCACGTCCAGTGCACTATCCGTGTTGAAAACCCTTGCCTTTTGCACTTCCGGGTTCGTTTGCAAATCCTTAATGAATTGCAAATGCTTGTCGCGGTTCTCTTTGATTTCTTCCGGAGTCATCATCAAGTTCTGCCCGATCTGCGTGCTGAGGCTTGTCTGACGATTCGTCGAGTGTCCTTCTGCCGTATCTACCACGCGGAATAACCCTTCCGGCCCAAAGAAACGCATCCTTCTCTGGATTTCCTTGTTTGCCGCTTCACCTGTAAAACGGCTGCCCGTGCCGGGATCAAGAATCGTTGACTTGATTAAACTCTTGTCAATCAGCGCATCCAACCCCATGATCTCCACGAAATATTTGCTGAGCGTGTCTTGATACTGATTTCCGCCATAAGTTTTATGCTTTTGAATTCCCGCAAGTCCGGCTTTCTGATAGATGTTGTTCAGGTCATCCGGCATATTAACGCCCGGCAGATAGAACGGTTCTCCTTCTTTTAAGCCGAATAAATCACGCAAATAGCCTTTGTAGTCGAAACTCTGCGCAACGCCTTTACCGTTCATGAACGGTGCGCGGATAATCGCGTCCCCACCGGGAATATACCCCGGCATCATCAGCATCGAGCCGTCAATCGGGAGCTGCGATTCCTTGTCTTTGGCATTGAAGGGGAACAGGGCAGAAATGTCCACAACGCCGACTTTATCAATATTTGGATTGATGCCGCCAAGCTGCGTAAACGGAATGCTGCCCGTGATGGAACGGTTGAATGCTTCCAAATCCTTGTTTGCTTTTTCAAAGGATGTGAATTGATACCCTTTTGAGCGGAAATTATCAAATACGTTTGCGCCCAGCCCTTCCAGATACTTTTTCGATTCCGCGACATAATCGTTCTCGCGAATGAAGTATACCCCGCCGCCCTTTGCGGTGACAGGAACATATCCGCGCTTTTTGCCGCCGAAACTTGTTTCATAGCGCGGGTACATGTACGTTTTTTGTTCCCCGTTGTAGGTATATTGCAGCGGCGTGTTTCGCTGAAACAGCTTCGCAACTTCCTTTTGCGTCTCTGCGTTTTCCATTGGGGCGCCGTTTGCGCCGCGAATCGGTCTGCCGTTTGCGTCTGTTTGCGTCAGCCGGTCGGAAAAGTCCATGATGAACATCGGCAAATCGTTTACAATCGACGGATCTTGATATACGTTGCCATACTTTCCGTTGCCAAGCGAACGGTCGCCGTGCATGTGCGCCAGATTCGTGAACCACGATTCCTCTGCGGTTACATAAGCGGACTTTCCTGTTAATTTTTTTTGTGCTTCTTTCCCCCACCGAATATTCGGGTCTTTCGGGAGCTCTCCCTTTTTCGCGTCTTCCGGGGTCAGCGACGGAATAATGAACATATCTTTGCGTGGGCGGGCGACAATGCCCGCTGGAACACTGGCGACATTCGAGTCAACCATCGGGATACTTCGTTTGCTGAAGTGAACAGGCATCAGGTCTTTCATGATACCGCTCGTTACACCCAGCGCTTCATAGGAGGCTTGCGCGGTTGAGCTGCTGCGTCTTGCGAGTCGCCCGATTTCCTTCTCATCCGTCGTGTTCAGATTCGTGAAATTGACAACATTACTTTCCAGCGCTCGCTTTAGCTGATTGTAATACAAGTCGTCTTCCGTTCGTCCCAGCATCCCTTTGGTGAATTCCATTCGCGGACGCAGGAAGAAAGTCCCCGCCTTCGGATACTTCCCGGTCGTATCCACACCATATCGCCCGTAGCCGAGGTTGAGCAGACTTTGCCGGAATGCTTCATTCTTTTTCGCCAGTTCATAAATGGTGTTGTATTCCGCTTCGGACAACACTTCTTGATAGCCTTTTCGCATTTTCGATGGCGAGATCGTTTGCGGCGTATATGGCATGGCACGAAGTCGTTCCGGCAGTCGCTCCCGGAAGCTATCATACCGTTCTGTTGTCCGATAGTTCTCTGGCAGCGCGCCTTTTGCGTGTTGCCGGGATATATCATAAAACTCTCTTTGCCATGTGGACGGCAAAGAGAGTTTCGACATCGCGGCGAACAGCGATTTTCCATCGCCGGATAAGCCAAGTGCTTTTGTGAAGTTCTGGAACGCGGCTCTTTCCGCCGCGTTCGCTGTGTTTTTATCGGTGAAATGCTTGAATAATTCGGATGCGGACGCAATACCGATACCGCCTTTGCCCTGCATGTTCTGTGTCATGCCGTTAATGGCTCGCGCAAAATCCATGTAGGTGTTATTAAACACGCTCATTTGCTGCGGGGTTGCGCTTTTGGTAAAGCTCCGCAGGTCTTGCAAGCCATCCAGCATGGTTTGCACATTGCCCATGATGAAGCCTGTTTGCTGGTAAACGCTGCTGATTTTGTCGCCATCGAGGTTCTTCCCGATTTTCTTGAACGCGCCATCAAGCGAAGTGATTTGCGAACGTATGCTGGTAATCGTGCGGGTTAGCGCTGATTCCATCCGCGCCGGAATGTCCGCAAATATACCGCCCGTATCGCTTTCGATTTCTGTTTTGATTGTCTGATACGCACCATGGATGGAATCAATTGCTTCCGTCAATTGCTCCTTATTTGGAACCAGTTCCATCGTTGACATCAGATGATTCAGTTCATTTGCCATCGGCTGGATATTTGCTGTTATATTAAGAACAATATCTTCTGTCATTAAAAATTCCTCCTATATATGAAAAGAAGCACCCAATAATTGTTGGGTGCTTCTTCACTGTGTTTTATTTTTTTCATTCTTTCATTTCTTGAATAAATCTGGATGGAGCAGAATATCTACCGTTATAGCCTGAACATTCTGCTTCGCATATATACAATTCATCCTTTGCTCTTGTTACGCTAACATAAGCTAAACGACGTTCTTCTTCCATCGCTTCTTTTGTTGCAGCTTTATAGAATGGAAACACACCTTCATTCATTCCCACACAAAACACCGTATCGAATTCCAAACCTTTAGCGCTATGCGCGGTAAGCAAACTTACGCCCTCATTTTTGCAATCAGAAGACGTAAGTGTGCTTACTTCATTCACAAAATCAAGAAGCCCCTGCGAAAGTTCTTTATTTAACACTGCTTCTTTTGCCATTCTAAGTAACTCATGTACGTTGTCCAGTCTCGTGTCTTCTGTTGTAGACTGTCTGAACATACTCTCAAGATCAAACACATTAGAGAAATCTTTAAAGAATTTTTCTGCTGAAATCGTGCTCAAAGATTCCTGAAGTTTTATAACTTGCGGCAAAATTTCATAAAAATCTGAAGTAGAGTTATGGACGATTATTTTGCTGATTCTGGTATGAGATTTTTCTGCTTGCGACAAATACGACATCAGCAGATTGTTGTTAATGTCAAGATTATACTTTTTGCAGAAAATCTTGTAGTCTGCTACATTGTCTCTGACAATCACTCCTAACAGCGAGAGAACCGTTTTGATTTCTCTGCGCTGATAGAAAGAAGGCCCGCTAAAAATTGTGTACGGAATATTATATTTCCTAAGAGCTCGTTCAATCGGAGCTGCAAGGAAGTGAGCCCGATATATAATCGCGACTTTAGAAAAATCATAAATTATTTCGTTTTCATCTAACAATATCATTTCCCATTGTTTTAATTGCCAAGCAACACTTTCAGCAACATCATCAGGTGTTTTCTCGTGAATTTCCTCAAAAGGACTCCATCGATCAACCCTCTTTGCAATTGATATCTTTTCTATTCTGTTTGTGTTATGTGAAATAAGGCGGTTTGCTGCTTCAACAAGCATAAACTCGCTTCTGTAATTGGTATTCATATAAATAGTTTTTCCTTGGTATGGCTTTGGAAAATCCATGAAGTATTCCATTTTAGCTCCTCGCCAGCTATATATCATCTGGTCGGGGTCGCCAACAACAAACAGATTATGCCTTTTAGAAGCCAAAGCCATCGCAAAATCATATTGAGCGCCAGAAACGTCTTGAAACTCATCTATCATAATATAATCAAAACGGTTCGCCCAATATTCTTTTACTTCCGGATATTTATCAAACAGATAAAGCGGTAAGCAGATTAAATCACTGAAATCAAGTAATTGCGCTTGTTTTTGCAACCGCAGATAGGCAGCAATTACATTTCCATAATTACGTCCGATATAAGCAACATCTGATTTATTTTTTGCAAAATTTTCCCCGTAACTGCGCTCTTCGGTTTTATACTGAGCAATTATTTGCTTTAACTCATTGATGCCCGACGCAGAATAGCAGGGTTCTGACACTTGCTCACAGGCTTCCTTTATCAAGTCCTCCATGTCAGCGTCATCAATAACTTTGTAATCCTTGCTCCAGCCAATTCTGGCAAGTTCTTGCTTTAGAATTTTCAATCCCAAACTATGAAATGTGCAAACATACTCAGGCTCACAATTTGTTAATTCTCTTATTCTTCCCTTCATTTCTTTTGCGGCCTTATTTGTAAATGTAACACACGCAATTCTGTCATGGGAAATATTTAAGCATTTTACCAAGTATGCGAAACGGTAGGTTAGCGCACACGTTTTTCCAGACCCAGCACTGGCAACTACTCGAACATATCCTTCCGTAGTAGTAACGGCTTCATGTTGGTCTGAATCTAATCCTCTTAAAAGTACGTTATCATCTAAAATTGTCGGAATGGTCTTATATTGTGTTTCTGGTTCTTTTTGTGTTTTCTCTTTTATCTCAATGTTCTTTCCCTCTTCCACAGCTTCTCTATTCAGCCTATCTGAAAGCGTCTCAACAGAGGCAGACTGAACCTCTGTTTGCGAAACTCCCGTTGCAATAGATGTTTCTTGAACTTCAGCAACTGGCTCTTTTGCAAGTTCTACTTTCTCGTCTGTCTTCTCGAACTTCAACGACGTAAATTCTTCTTTAGACACAGAAACGTTGCCAGCATCCTTAGGGCTGGCAACGTTTCCCTCATGCTTCCGTCTCAGGGCAGCAAGCAATCTCTTGAACATACCAGTTCCTCCTTCTGTGATATGAATAGAATATCACAAAAACAGGAAATAGTCAAGAGAGAAAACTCATATGTTGAAGTCTTTGTTTTCTTCATCATTTTTAATTAAAGTAACAAGTCTGTTTAAGCGTATCATTGCCAATTCATTCAAATGTATCGTTTTATACCCATCCGTTATAAGTTCCTCTGCTATTAAATCATATAATTTTTGACATATATTTGATTTAGGTTTTGTTTTCATTGCATTATCATAACTTACCGATTTTGTCATAAAGACTTTATCACAATCTATTTTCGTCGTATGCTTAAACGGATTCCTTTGTTCATCAGCTTCTTCGTCAATATAATGCTTGCAAACAGTTTTATCGAGCATATAAGGTTTAACAGATTGGCATTTTACAAAATGATGTTCTGTTCCAATTTTCTGCCAGCAGATATACATATGCTTTTTCTGCGCGAGCTTCGCATTTATATCAGGAAACGGAATTAGCATTGTGATTACGTCTTTAGGATTAATCAACGATAAGCCTTCCTTCTTCATCTATATCAACATATACAGGATTCGTTAGTTTTTCTTTTTCAGCTAACATCTTCAACACGTCATAATGTTTCTCCGTAAGTCGTACTGAATCCTCTTTGCTGAATAAAAAATAATACTCTCCAACGTGGACTACCACAGTGTTGTTAATCATATCAGAAGAATATAGCCTATCTAAAAGTGTTACAAATTCAATATCATGCTCATCGAAATCTCTTTCATTTAATTGGACACTTGGCTCACTTTCTAATATTCTATCTTTCTTAGCGCTCCAAATATGCATTTTGTGAGTCAACTCCGAAAGTTCTGCCACAGAAAGAATAGACGTTAAAAAATGCGCCTTTTGAGCTTTTTCAATATTTATCATATCATAATGATTTTGCAATTGTAAATCAGCTTCTTGATCAAATAGAGCTCTTTCATATGTATAGTCTCCATAGACTGTACTGAACACCGGGCCATTGATCCAGCCTTTAAGATAGCTAAAATCAGCTTTATCTCCGCTTGCCTTTTTAAAGGATTCATAGAAGAACAGAAACTTTTGCAATTTCAAAGAAGATTTATATTCCGCATTTCCATTTTTCTTCAGCCATCCACTAAGCGTTATTTTTTCCTCGTTAGAATTGAGCATCTTAGATTCCTCCTTCCGTTCCCTGCAATTAGTATAGCACAGATGGCAAGTGCAGTCAATAAAAGTTTGTCTTTTACAATTATTGTTAATACAATATTAAATCGTTTCCATATCTACCGTCCCGATGTACAAAATATGACGGTTCATCTGGGTTTTGAGCAATCTTCGATAAAGTGTTTATATCTTCTTCTGTCACATCGAAATCTTTGTAAAAAGAAAAAATCACATTGTTGATTACCATATACTTTTTTTCTTTTTCTGAAAGATTTTCAAGAGCAAATTGCTCCGCTCTGTTTTTCAGAAAGCGAACATTGTCATAATCTCCCATTAGCATAATCAAATTGCTGATATGTTTTTCAGGAATTTCCCCATTTTCGTAATCTTCAATTTGTTTTGCGTCAAGACCAAGCATTTCTGCAAACGTCTCTCGATCCATTTTGCATTGCTCTCGAATAGCTACAATATCTTCTGGCTGAATTAGATCATGTTTGTGTCGATACGCTCGATACGCTTCTTTTAAATTTTCATCGTCGTAATCGAATGTAAAAATTTCTTCGCCGCAATGAGAACAATTACAGACAGTCGCATAAATTGTTATCTGTTCTCCTTTGATCTGATACACTTCCGGCTTCTTCACGAGCCGAATCTCATACTCACAATTGCAGAACGAGCAATACTTTTTCATAAGAATCCTCCATTATCTATTTTATTTCACCGTCACCATGCGGCATTTATGCCGCGTATATAAAAAATAAATTGATTATATTATTGACAAATAATCAATATTATGTTATACTATTTATTGGCTGGTCTCACCCGTCCGCTGCGCATTCTAAACGCAGCGGACTCGGTGGGGCTTTTTGTTTACTTTATTTCTTTTTTGTGCAGTACAAACCCGTTGTCAAAAACCATCTTCGTCTTCTCTGAAATATTATGCTTATCTTTTTTCTGCTGACCTTTTTGATAATTCAGCAACATCTCCATAATCTGATTTTCTGCATCCGTCATAGCAGGCTGAACTGTACCGTCGATAAACTGATGCAGCCATTTCATAACTTCCATTGTATAATCTTTCTGTGCATTTCGCATATCACGTTCCAGTTCCAACTGCCGTCTAACTGTACTCATATCGGCTCCGGGAAAATCCGTCACATCTGCAAGGCTAAACTCCTGATGTGCCAGATTGTATTCGTAATCTGGCACAATGTAAGTCTTCCCTGTATCTATGCTTTCCCACAATGCGATTTCCTTAACCTTATTCATATATTCACAATATAACATTATTCCTTATCCTCCTTAATTCCAGTCACAATTGTTCCTTCTTCAGGGGTTGCAGCCGCGTTGTCTGTTAGATAGTCATCGACATATAAATCTTCTGGAAATAAATAGCCACAATTGGCATGAGCAAGCTGAAAAGCAGCGTCAGCAAACATCTCCATTGCCTGCTCATTGTCTGAATTTTCTTCGCAAAGTTTACATGTGTATACTAAAATATTGTAATAGTCTCGTAAGGACATTTTGTTTTCCATTGTATTTTCCATAATATTGTCTCCTTATAATACGCCTTCGGCCCACGACATGTCACCGAAGCCTTCTATTTGCGTGTTTTTACTTGTGTTAAGATTGTCCACTTTGATAATAGTTGCTTTATTCAGCATGTCAACAAAGCCAGAAGAAATCTTCTTTGCTCTTGTAAGAGGGTATGCTTCTTCAATATATTTCTGTGCGTCTTTGCAGAAACTGTTGCCGAATAGGTTTGAAACACTTTCGTATCTCAGTTTTCTGTTCAGTGCACCGAGAACGTCGCGGAAAAATGGAATGCTCATATCGTTAATAGCATTCTCGTCAACAACTCCCAGATGCGCCGCAACTACGGCGACAGCTTCTTCCATTGTCAACCCGTCATCTGGGGTTCCTGTTTTTTTTCGTCGTCTTTTATGTGATTAAGTCGGCAAAATATTTCTAACAGTTTGTTGATTGTGTCAGTATCCAATTCGTCGTAATACGCTGCAACCAGTTTCGGATTGTCTGTTACTGCAATCAACCAATCAAAAAGCATTTTGTCAGAAGACCGTTCGGGGTCTAATATGCCGTCCGGAAGCGAAAGAATGTCTACTAACGGCATTTGCTTCAACGCATGGTAGAATTCTGCCGTATGATCTCTCTGGTATTTTAGTTTCGTTGGCTTGATTTCAATGCGTTTTTTTCCGAAAAGAACCATATTGCGGTCGTCTCCAACTGGAGGCAACGGAACTGCTTTATCTGTATGTTCCGGCATCGGAACAGAGTTTTCTGTGTATGTTGGTGGTGGAATATTCTTTTCTAAATATTCCGGGATAGGTTTTGATTCTGTATTTGTTTTTGGAATACTTTTCAATTCTTATCTTCCTTTCTTTTATAAGGTATTAAAAAGAGGGGTGCTGTTATTAGCAGCACCCCTCAGGGACAGTTTCTCGCTGCTACCTTATAAATCCTTAAATAAACAAGAAACAATTACTTATTTTCAACATAAGCGATGGAGTAAACCTTACCATCCGCACGCCGCGCATCCATCGTCGCAAACGTAACGGAGTTTGTTGCCGCAGATTTGTAGTTTGTATCGAAACCAGGCATCTGGGTAACACGGCACTTGAAAATCTTCTCTAAAACATAGCCCTTAACACCAGCAGCTTTCGTTTCCTGACCGTTAGCATAAACAGGCCATTTGCAGATCAGCTCGCCCATAGCAGCAGTGTCATTAGAGATTTCAATAACATTCGCTGTCTCTTCGACATAGTAGGTCACTTCTATGTCTCCAAGTGCAGAATTGAAAGTTAGCGTGGTAACATATTTTTCGTCGCCAGTACCATCAGAAGTTTCAGCGATCACATAAACGCCTTCAGCAGCTGCTTCTCCGGAAGCCATACCGGAAATTACAACAGAATCCTTAATAGAAACAGGCGTTTTAATAACCGCAGTTTTAGCATCTCCGACATTGACTTCAATGCTGTGCGGAACAGAAAAAGTCTTCTCGACAAAGTTGGTATCGTTTGCCATCGCAAACAGATCAGCATTGAACTCACCGGAAGTCATCTGCATTTCCATTGTAGACTTGCCCGGTAAATAAGCGGAGGGGAACCCTTGCGTTCAGTATTATTCGTTAGATAATACCCGTATTTTATACAGCTGCATGTCACCATGCAGAGCAGACTATATCACTACCTCTTTCGAGGCAACTACCATTTCAGCTCACTTGAGCTTACGTCTTTCGACTAGTCGTTAGGCTTTTATGAAACCATATTATAATATTGAAAATGAAATCCTTTTATAGTTTTTTTATACCCACGGAGCACATTACAAATCGAAGTTACTGCTGCTCCTATGTCATGAGCAGCTTCAGACAGCGAACCGTAAACCTTTTGCGTTTCTATACAGATAATTTTCTTAGCACACGGACTTTTACTTCCTTTCATTGATTCGCTTATTTTCCTTCGACTTTCTTCTGTCCATACACGACGTTTATTTGATTCAGAAATAATTTGTCTTGTTTGTTCTGTATGGCTATGCCCATAAAAAGGGTTCGATTCTCCATATGGGGTTTGAGGTGGATTGATTCCTCCCTCGGCTATATTATAGCCAAAGTTTGGATCTTGTGTTTTTAGAATTTTTATCATTTCTTTTTCTTTCATTTCTGCTTCGTCCTTAGTTAAATTGTCGAGCAAAATTTCTCCATCAAAGTTATCCCATCCATATTCTTTTATTGCATTATAAAATGCCTTACATCTCTTGTAACGCACTCCATTGCTACCTGAACGTTCGGATAACGTGTGGCATGTCATTCCTATATATTTCTTTCCATTTTCAATATTTGTAAAAACATATATCTTATATCGTTTATCCATTCTTATCTCCAAATAGTTTCAATTTAGCACGGTAAGTTGTCTTTATGTTCTCCGCAAACATAAAGAGTTTCTCCGTTTAAGTAGTTTTGCATAGTGTTTCACAACACTATGGCCCATTTTATTTTAGGCTCCAGCCTGCATCTACCTCAGTAAAATTAGCGTTCGGGGTCACAGAACAAGCGGTAATCTTGTCGTAGTGAAAGACCTTTCCGTCGCTGCGTTTGAACCAGACTTCCGGAACGTCTGTAATATAGCCCTTGTAAGCAGGAATATAAGTGCTCATTAAAACATCATCCTTTTTTTGTATATTCATTAAATCAGCTTCTGTCCTCCTACAAACAGTTTCTGAGTTAATGTTAATATGTACGGGTATAGCTCAAGCTCACCCTGTATCTTGCATAACCGACTGCGCTTGTCCCCATATCCCCTTCTACTGGATCATAGAAACGATATACGCCATTGTAGCGGACGCGAGTCAATAAGTAGATTAGCCGTTGCGCAATCAATTGTGTGCGCATCACAAGCCGATCCACTCCTACGTTATGCAAGTTTTCTAACTTAACATAAATATCAAAGTTCATTACGTTGCTGGTAACACCGTCGATGTTTGTAGCAGACGAAGTGCTGCCATAAACAATACGAACATCTTCATTTGATAAAATTTTGTTTGTGAACCCAGCACGAATGAAGTATCTGTCGATGAAGTCGATGATACTCGTTTTTTCTGGAATCTTCATCAAATTCATCAGTTCTTTGTCACTAAAAATAACGTGACGGATTATGTCGTTCCAATCGTTAATCCATATCATAGTACTTCACCTCACTTGTGCGGAGAATGCATTGCATTCTCTAATACATATTTTTTAAAAAACTCAAACTCTTTTTCGCTTAAGTTTTTCATTTTGCTTGTTTCAATAACAAGCTGTGTTGTAACGGCTCCACCGTTTAGTTCCACCGGTTTTACAGAAATACTATCTGCGTATGCTTCCGATAACGCTCGTAAATCATATCGATCGCCAGCTCCATCGAAAGCTAATTCTGTGTTTGCGACGGATATTTCATAAAGAATATTCCGTCGCAAATCATCTGCGCGTTTCTTGATGATTCTTGTAACGGCATCAGTTACAGCACCTTGAAGCTGTCCAGCGGTTGCCACATTACTCAATGCTTCCACCGACTTTCTTCTTTGCTTGAATCGACAAAGTTCCAGATGTATTATTGAGATTCACGCCAACATAATCAATGTCAGCGATCTCATATTCAGAGTCATGCCAAATAAAAGTATCATTTACTCTCAAATTCTTTATCTGTTCATTGTATTGCACAGTCAACATTGTAACTGTATTAGGAATAAGACCGGGTTTTTCTGAATTTGTCGTATATTCCAATCGTCCGTCTTGCCGGTAACTATTGCAAGGAATTTTATCCGCAATAATTACGTTTCCGGCCTCTTGAATCAGATACCCGTTTTCGTCTACTTCTTCTGATGTGTACCGTTGGAACGTCGTCCATGCGTTGCATCGAAGCGCACGGCTCATTAAGTTGTTTGGCTGCGGAGGGACATCCCAGTCTAATATATAAATCGTTCCACGAGCGTCAATTAACATATCGCCTTTTTTGATGCCAGATGAAAGACTTGCTCTAAAATTTAGATTATTGTCCGTATTTTCATATCGACTCTTCGTTGCATCTGGATAAATTTCGCCGCGAATTATTGTCGGTTTATAATTCTCGTCTGCCTGCGCATACCAGTCAGGCACAAGAATGTAATCTTCAACTGCTCCCGGTATGTCTTGACTAAGAAAATTATCAAAGTCTGATTGAAGCGTTTTGGGCACGAAGAATTGAGATGAAGAAGGACTTGCTGTATACGGGATTGACATAGCCAATCACCCCTTACTTTTCCTTCGTGGCAGCATTGATAATTGTCCCAACATATTCTGTCGCATCAATTGCTGAAATGTTACAGTTTTTATAATATATGTTCTTAGGCAATCTCTCGACGTTATTCGCCGAATCTAAAACTTTGTGCCGAATCTTTTGAAAGGCATCCATCGTTTCAGCAGACCATTCGTCTTTGTTTCTGTTCAGCTGAAGCAAGTAGAACGCACTTTCCACATCTGCAATAATATGCATTAGATTCTGCCGCTGCTCTTTACAGTAATCTACCAGCGAGACTTCTCGCTGACTGATAGTTTCAAGTGATTTGTTTTTATATGTAATTTTAACCGTATAATCCTCTACCATATAAGCACTCCTTTATGACATAACATACCGAATCATTTTATAGTACGTTATGCGCCTTTCGTTTTCCAGTTTTTCAATAGAATCTTTGATGTTTGCGTAAGGCTTGTCAGCGTTCGTCACACTTAATGCGTCTGTAGTATAGCCAACGATGTTATTCACGTCTGTTTTAACCTGATTGAAGAATCCGATCTGCGCACAGAGCAGTACGTATTCTGCTTCGTCAATTGGCAAATCTTCAGTGAAGCAAACATTTTCGTCATCGTTTTTTGTAATCATATCCATATTAAAAACGGAGGCTCTGCCTGTATCAATATACAGACGTTTAAGCGCTCGAATGATAATAGAAATATAATCATTATCAGATAACGGCAGAGGTGTTTTCTGCCAGGAAGAAGGTATTTTAAAGCAGCAGGAACATCTGAACGGAATGAACAGTAAATACGCAAAAAAGACCGACAAGTAAAACTCAACGTAACGTTACAGACTGTTGACTTTAACTGACGTTGACATCGTGAAGGTCGATGGTTCGAGCCCATTTAACCCCACTTTCCCGGAAGCCTTGATTCGCAAGGGCTTCCGGGTTTTTCATTGTGATGAAAATAGA